GGTATGCCGAGACCAGTTAGTGGTGATTCTATAGAGCAGGCATCTAAAGAGGAGGCCCTTTTGACAAGGGTTCCTTTCGCACTATTCTCAGACATGAAATACTCCGGACGCTAGGGTTGGCTTTTACCTTACCCCAAGGGGCAGGCTCTGTGCAATGCTAAGTTATCCGTCGGCTTTCTTTGACATCGCTTCCAATTCATGAAGCTCCAGTCTGTCCAACCATTCTGAGAAGTGGTTCACGCACTTGTTTTTCAGACCGTCACGATATTTCTGGACCGACCTATCGCTCACACACCCGTCGCACATACACCTGTCGAAGTATTTGCTTTCGTGTCCGTGCTTGCAAGTTGTGATCTCGTCCTCTTTCTCAGCGGCCCAGCTTCTTGAGTCTCCCATTTCAACCCCTTTCGTATGTTGCTAGAGTTTGCCACAGGCCATCGTTGTCAAGTTTCGGTGGAACCTTGGCCGTGAACCCTGCGGCTGTCATCAATCCATCAAGTGCAATGGCCTTGTCAAGACCAAATCCACTGATGTGAATTTCCAAGGCTACCTGTCGCAGATTTGGGTAATGATCCAACAACGTAGGCATGAACTCATACTCTGCGCCTTCGCAGTCTACCTTGGCGACATCAATGATAGGATGCATCTCTTTCAAAGTTGGAACTGACATCATCTTGATTGGTGTTTCAACACGGCCACGACGAGAGGTCGTGCTGCTGTTTCCTGGGTTCTTGCCAGACTTTGCGAGATACAACACGCTGAAATCATCATCAGTAGAATGCAGCCCGACGTTGTGCAGAGTGAACGGTGTTTCTGGAAAAACATCCAAATCATAGGAACCGGTATTCAGCTTGAGCATGTTAAAATTATTAACTTCTGGCTCGAGTGAGATCACATGCATTGCGTTTCGTTGGAGAGCCCAACAGGTGAAGCCACCAATGTTCGCGCCGATGTCAAGAACCACGCGGCCTTCAACATCAAGCTGACCATAGCTGCGATTGATTTCTTTCATCACATAATGGTCATAGGTATTGACCCGCCCCATCATAGGATACGTAAACCCCTTGGCTTCCATGTTCTCGAGTTCACGTTCTTCGAACTCACCGTCGACTAGTACACCGTATTTCATTTCCGTCTCCATATCTTGAATGTGATCTGTTCTCTTGCTGCCTGCACCGCATCGGCTTGGATACCGATATCAATCTCAGGTTCTTCCTTGACACCGTAGTTTCTACCATCAAGTCTATTGTAAGATTTTAATTTATCAACGACCCACTTGTGCCTCTTGCTTGGACGTGTCAGTACAAGCATTGAATTCAGGTACAGGTCTTGATCAATCATGTGAAAATTGTAGACAGTCTTACTTAGATCTTCTACTTGATGTTCAACTTGTATCGGCCTAAACACCTTTGATTTCTCCCCAGCTTGGGCCGACTTCTGTGTCAACCTTGAACGGCACCCACAACTTCTTGGGATACGCTGTGATAACACAATCACGCATGATGTCACCGACTGCCTTGGCTTCTGCGACATCGCCGTAGCTGCCATCTGTTTCATCGTGAACCTGTAGCTGTAGATAATGACCTGCTCGGTCAATCTCACAAAGCGCCAGCTTGGTTTGATCTGCTGAAGAGCCTTGGATAATTCTGTTCAATGCTTTGTGGGTGTAATCAAACGTACCATCCTCACGTGTCTCGAAATTGAGGCGACGCCCAAGGACAGTGTTGACGAATCCTCTAGCTTCGGCTCTCTTCGTTGCTTCTTTGGCGAGCTTTCCGACATAGGGTACTTCTGCATCAAAGTTGTCTAGGATAAGCTGGCCCTCTTCACCTGCCATTTCTCTGATGTAGCCCTTGCCGATGCCCATCTTATATTCCATGGCTTCGTGCTGTGATGAGAAATATTCAATACGCTTGTCCCGACCCCAACCGTGGATCACCCCCCAGCGAGTCGGCTTGTTGATATCGTGACATAGCTTGGCCCCGCCCTCGCCGTAGCATAGTCCAAGGAAGATAGCTTTTGAGTAACCACGGTGAACCTTGTAGCCGCCCTTTGGATCGGTCTCTAGCCAGTCATCTACTTTTGTATCACCGTAGACCAGACGTGTCATCATATCGTGGTTATCAGTGTCTGGGTCAGTTTGATAACGCAGGGCCGCTTCTCTTGCCCTTGGCATATCCATGACTGCGGCGAAGTGTGTTGTCCAGCGAGGCTCTTGCTGTGAGTAGTCGTTGCAGCCCCACAACGCACCTTCCTCTGGAATGAAAATCTTACGCCATTCACCAGCAATCTCAGGATCGCGGTCTGGTGAGGGTTGTTGCTGCATGTTTGGGTCAATGGCTGACAGACGCCCATACCGAACGCCCTTCTGCTCACCGCTCTCAGTTTCAGCTGCAATCTGACGGAACGAGCAGTGGATCTTACCGTTGACAGCATACTTCCTGATGCTTTCTGCGAATGTAGTTCTTACCTTGTTTACTTTACGAGCACGAAGGATAGCCTCACAAACAGGATCGTCGCTTCCGCCCAACAAGAACCTATCAATCTGCGGCGCACCAGTGCTGGTCTTCTTAAGACGCATACCGATTGCTTCAAGAGCAGGAGCTAATGCTCCGGGTTTCCACACATCTCCGAACGCAATTCTAACGCCTGTCTTGTCACGAATGAAGTCAAGTGCTTTCTGCTCTTCGGTTGTAGACCATCGCTCAATTTCGCCTAGCTTGTCGAAGTCAATACGCACACCACGTCGGCGCATACGAACCAACACAGGGAGAGTTCTGGTTTCCAAGTCCCATATGTCACGCAGACCTTCTTGGTCAATGACCTGCTCTTGCAAGCGAAGGATCTCAAGTGGGGAAGCTACATCACCCTCACCGTACTTGCCAACATAACGAGCGGGTAAGCGCCAAAGTCCTTTCTTTGGATCGAGGCCGTGAGCTTTTGCAGCTTCCATGAGTGTGGACTCATCCTTAGCCTCGATGCCATATCGCTGCCCGATATTTGCGAGAGAATAGGATCTATGGAGCTCGTAGATGAGAGGTGCTGCAATCTGAATGTCGCGGAACTTCGCATCCTCATGCCATTCGAATCCATCCGAATATCCATAATCAACATCGTAGGCGAGGTTGGCTCCCACGTACTCGCCATCAAAGTGTTTAATCTGTTCTCGAAAGTATCCGAGAGCGCCTTCCACTGGGAGATTATCGCCTCCTTCATGACGGAATGGGACGTAATGCTTTGGACCTCCGTCGATAGCGAATGCCCATCCCACGGTATATCCATCGCGAATGGCTCCACCACCGAGCTTGTTACCGATCGAGGGATCACGTGTTTCTGCATCGATTGCTATCCTTTTTGCACCCTTCCACGATGGTAGGTCTGATAGTGAAGGCGGGGACCAATCAGCTTCCGGCATGAAAAACCCAAGCTGTAGAGCCCCGCCCTTATTCGGGTCGCTTTTGGTTGTGATTACCATTAAATATCACCTTCATACCATTCGTCATAACCGAATGGGTGCTCTTGCCCCTCTGTGGACGCGCTGTGCTTTGGTGGCTGGGCAGCTACACCCCTAGCACCGCCAGAGGACACCGTAGCGCGGGCATTTAGGGCCATTGTGGGCAGTTTGCTAGGGGTAGCCCCCGCTTGCAAGGCTTGGTGCTCTGTGGCCTGCTTTAATATCTCTTTGGCAATCTTAATTGCGGCTAAGAGGTCGGCTGAGTACTGCCAAGCAGCGACACGCCACATGAACTCACCTTCTTTGTCAGACAGATTGTTGAAGGCGATGAAATCAGAGGTATTACTTCCGGCTGTTCTTGACAACTCGACATCTTTACCAATCAGAGTAGATCGGTTATGATATTTGTGCTGGAGATAAGCTTCCTTGGCTTTCTCAAGGTAGCTGATGCCTTTCATCACGTCTTGAACACCGTTCTTGCCTTTCCACCTTGTGATGTACTTAGTGGCAGCGGCCTCGAGATAACCGAGACTGATATCTATGCACCAGTCCCAGTGCTGATAGTTATTCTTGGCTTTGTAGTGATCGCCTCCGACTTGCTGAACAGTGTTGAGGTCCTTGGGTTCGCATCCGCAACGGCACTGACCGTTTGAATCCCAGTTCTGCAGATTACAAACTGGACATGTGAAGACTTCTCTATCGTGTGACATCAGCCGTGGTCCTCCAACTTCTTTCTGAGATCAGCAGCCAAGAGAGGATATTCATCTTGGCAAGCGTCAGCATAAGCAGTCAATGCAGCGGCGGCAAATGGATCGTGATCTATATCAATAACGAAATAGTCGCACCCTTCGTGCTTACAACCCATTGCAGATTGCCCATCAATGCGTTCTACATAGAATTTTTCGTATGTACCTCGTGTCTTATCGCCCATCAGCCGTGGTCCTCCATGTCTGGCATCGTTTGCCAATCGTGATCTTTGATAGCGTAGTACGTATCAACGATCTCCCTTGGGTAGTTCGCAGCATGACGAGGAATGAACTTCTCGACGTACCGCATTTGCGTTTCCACTGTACGATTGCCGAGCATGATCTGATCTTTGCACCAACAGTAGAACTCCAGCATGTCAAGACCGTGAAGCCATTCGTGCTCTTCTGGAGTTAAGAGCGGCTGGCTCTCAATGCCAAAGACTTGAGTATTCAAGAAAGCTTCAATAGCCGCCTGACGATCTTTGTTGAGCAGCCCCATTGCCTTCGCAGGATGAGACATGTCAGATGTCAGGCGTTCTGGGAGGTCGTGCTCATGGATAGCCCAAATGAGACACGTACCTGCATCTGGATACAAGATCCGCAACATAGACAGCATGTTGTGTTGATGCATCCCGACATAGTATGGGAGAGGAGCGGCGGTAGCATGAACCCGATGGACATGCGCCGCCTCGCGTGCAAACTTAATCCGATCAATCGGGTCGTCAATTTTATAAGGATCTTTCATGACCGACGCTCCAGCCATTCCATACATGCGCGACGCCAGTCTGTCGCAGAGATGTTGTCCGCATGGTTGAGGGCATTCTCAGCATAATCACCATTCTCACGGTCTTTCCACGCTTCCCACGCCTGATGCATCGGCACGGCCACCTTCTTGAAGAACGGGTCACGAAGCCCAATGATAGGCCCTTCATCCATGAACATCTGCAGATCTTGGAACCAATCATTGATAGGAGTGTTCACGATAGGGAAGGATTCAACTTCCCCAAGCGAGTAAGGATCGTGCCCTGGAGTATGGCTGCGGATACCATCGTGCTTATCAAGTGTGGACTTGTAGCCATGGAAGTTGGTGGATATCTGGTGGTAGGAACCGAGTGGAACTCCGACCCATGCCGCCATGACTTCTTGCAGCATTGAGAAATGAACCGCGTTGGCACCATAGGCACCCCAGATCATATCGTTGCTGCGATTGAACACTGTCATATCCAGCTTGCCGTATGGATTGATCCTGAACGTGGCGATCAAGTTGCATGGAAAATCTTTGCCATCCAGACCAAGGTCAGCTTCTGTGTCCCACATTTGCAGCACGATCCGGCGGTCATCTTGGTTCTTAGTGAGCAACTCTGCGATTGTTGCAAGCTGATCAATGACACCGATTTCACGGCTGATGCCATCGTGAGTGTACTCACGTTCTTGAAAGTGGTTGCGCCAGCGATAGCCGTAGGCACCATGGAATGTGACACCGTCATCGCTGTAGTTCGCAATGTTTGAGGAGTAGGTCGCTGGGAACTCAACATCGTTGCGGCCAGAGATCATCCAAAGACTTTCCATGAAATGAAAGAACGGGTTGCAATCACGCTCTTCAAAGAACATCACCCGTTGGTCAGGATACATATACTCTGTGCTGACAGGCTCAGAGAAAACTTTGACTGGGCCGTTGCGAGAGTCTCTGTTGACCCCACGCTGATGCAGTGACTCCAGCCCAATGAGCATGGCCTCGCTGACATTTTTCGCTTTGATGAGAATCATACAAGAACTCCATATTGTTCAAACATCAGATCTTCGTACTTGTTCCAAACATTTGGATCAACTTCCCCGACCTGTGTTTCTGCGTTTCCATTTGCTAAGTCAATGACATGCTGTGCCACAACCTTGCGATCAAACATACCAAGGATATCATGAGCATTGTCACGATACTCGGTTGCCTCAACATCAGGCATGTTGCTTGCGCCGATAATGATATCAGCATAGTCTTGAGCATCACGCGCTTCGCCGAGGTCCACATAGTGTACGCCAGCCTTGAACAGTTCGTCGCCCATGCCGCGCCGTTGGGCTACTGGGATAGCGCCGCGAATCATGGCATCAACCGCAACCCTGTTCCAGTGACCACCGACTTTGCTGTACTTGGCAGACCAAGAAGGATCAACCAAGAGGCGAGACATCTCCAGCCAATCATCAACCTCATCGTTGGACCAGTAATCGTGATACTTCATTCCATTGTCGATTGCGACGTCAAAGAACTTGCGACCTTCAAAGCGGCTTTCACTGCTGTGGAAATATTGAGGTTTGCATTTGTCTTCGCTGGTCATGTACTGATATTCAATGCCGCGACCAGCAACCTCACGTAGCTCGCCAATAGCTTTCGGCGGCATGTATGCGATAGCTTCAACCAACTCATGGACATGCTTCCAAGCCTTGAAGGTTTGCATGTTCACGAAGCCATCGTTCTTGTCATCCCAGTCCATGATGGTACGAATAGGACGATACTGTGGGTTGACAACCAATGCGCGAGGAACTGGTATGTGAGCAGCACCATTGAGAGCGCAGGCGTGGACGCAGGCCAGCCCAGACAGTTTGTCAGCGATGTGATAAAGGTGTGGAGCGCCGCTTTTGCAGTTGCCATCGTGAATGAAAGCGATCTGCTTCACATCTTCGTTGAGGTCGTAGAGTTCAGGCCACTTGTTATTGCCGAGATGGTTCTTGTTCTTTGGCACCACTGGAACAGTCCAGATAACCATGTCATAATCGTTAAGGATTTGTTTTGCGCCAACAAGACCAGCATTTGTTTTGTATGCGAGGCGATTGTTTGCTGGGAAATTCCAGCCCTTGCCTTGATCGTAGGGAATTCCACTTGGGCCGTATTCAAAATTTCCCGTTTTGTTTTGCTGACCCGCCCTGTCCGCGTAAACCATTTCAAATAGGGTGACAGAATGACCTAGTTCTTGGAGGCCTCCGATCAATTGCTCAGTGTGATTGATAATTCCACCGAGGTCCATGCAAGCATGGAAAGCAACACATATCTTCATTATAAATCTCCAGTATGTAGCAAGCCCCACCATATAGGCAGGGCTGGCAAAAGACAACTATCGTTTTATCTTGTCAGTAAAAATAGTTGCCAACATAATGATCGGGATGAAACCAGCAAAAACAAAACCGAAGAAACAAACCATCAGACTGATCCGTGGCTTTTTCTTCAGCTTTACCTCACGAGAGTACCATTCAAGGAACATCATGAACCAAGCGAGCCAATAAAGTAGAACCCAGAATGCCCAACTAGGGAGCATGATACTTACTCCTCGGCTTTCCCTGCCCAAGACGAACACGCTCGTACTTGTCGAACTCACAGAGACCGAACTGGATATCGGTAGGCGACAGGTGGAATTCGTGCCCAAACAAGAGCTCATGAATCTGGTACAGAGTTGAGATGATCTCAGTCGCTTGGTCATTCTTGAGAGGCTTGGCTGTCTCGTCACCAGACACCCTCGCAGCGCCACGCAAAGCTCCCGGACCGATAGGTGTCCAGATCTCCCAGTCGGCTGGGAACGTGAATGCATCTTCGTTGGGTTGCTCAGAGTAGTTTCGCCAGAAGCCTGTGTAGGTCGTGTCAAGAAGGACTTCCTTGGTCATGAACCCAGTGCCACCAAAGCCTTTGATGTTCTTCATCATGTATTGAGAAGTTTCAAACCACGATTGTGAGGTCTGAGAAATTCTCACGACTTCGGGAATATGCTTCTGTAGACCCTTGAGGAAGTGATCGACCACCACTTCTTGCTTCGGAGCAGAGATACCTTGGTTCGTAATGACGTAGGCTCCCGTGAATACCCTTTCCCTGTTAAAGAGTCTGTCGGCGGCTGTATCTTTGACGAACTCCCAGTGGTCTTCATCCATGTCTCCGAAGTTTGTCCACCCAATAGCATCGGCGAACTCGTATGTACCAAAGTAGCGATACGTGGCGCAGTTCATCAGGATACTGCGACGGTCGTCGTTGAAGTGTTCTTTGTAGAACATCTCTCGCAGACGTGTGCTGGTCTTATCGTGATGACGACGAACGTTGGTGAATTTATAAGTCCGAAGAATCTCGTCCTCGGTCCACGGAAAGAAATCGCCCGCCTCCTTCCGGAGACGGACGTTCTCGCGTTCTGTCAGATAGTCGAAGAACGCATTGGCACAAGCGAGCGACATTACGCCGCGTCCTGAGCAGCTTTCGCTTTTGCAGCCTTGGCAGCTTCTTTCTCTGCCTTGGCCTTCTCGCGCTCGGCGGCCTTTTCAGCTTTGGCCTTCTCGCGCTCAGCTTTCTTGGCTTCACGCTCTGCAGCCCGCTTCTCTTTGTCGGCTTCGCGTTGCTTTGCAGCTTCGATCTTCGCAACAAACGGGTCGACGCGGCCAGACTTCTCGTACCATGCAGCACGACGCTCGGCGTATTCTGCATCGGTTGGGTCGGTGACCGATACGTAGCCTGCCTTCTCCCAGTTGTAGATGTCCCAAGGCAGAGTGCCTTCGCCTTCAATCGCATCGATGATCATCATGCCATCTTTGTAATTGCCGGAACGGTGGTTGCGCTCTTCTTCGCCATCAAAAGGCTTGATGATTTTCATCACAGCAAACATCTTGCGAGTCGGACGCTTTACATGCTGCGCCTCTGCAGGCTTCGCCAGCTTGCGTTCCTTGGGTTCGGCCTTTGGCTTCGCCTTTGGCTTTTCGCCAGAACCAGCAGCAGCCGAGGATTCGAATTTCTCGAGCGCCTTCATCGTCTGCGCAACAGCAGTATCGTGGTCTTTGAAAGTTTTGACTGCGGCAACTCCGAGGTCTTTTGCAACTTGGTTGCGAAGGTCAAGCAGATCAGCTTCTGACATGCCTTTGAGGTCGGCCAGTGCATAAGAGTGACCGCCGTATTCGATTTCTTTGTCCATGAGTATCTCCGATTTTCTACGATATATGTGGCTCACTACTTGCGGCCAGTGTTAGAACTGTACCCTGTCGACACACCGGACGCAAGCAGTATTTGTCTTGTATCAGAACTTTTTAGTCTTCGGCACAAGCACCAGTGCGTTGACCAGTTTCTGGATCCCAGCCACAAGCCGCCTCGTCCTGCTCCATCTTTACTTCTTTACGAGCAGATTGAATTGGTTCGTCGTATTTCCCAGCAGGACGGTAGGTCGTGCAGCCTTTTGCCCCGCCTTCGAAGGCTTTCAGGTATAGACCCTTGAAGTCATCAAAGCTGGTGTTGGTCGGAACGTTGACTGTCTTTGAACAAGCCGAATCAATACTGAGTTGAGCAGTGCAGAGAACACCAATATGCTCATCAGGAGTGATACCGCCATCCATGACAGTACGACCGTGAACGCCAAGATACTCAGCGCCATAGTCAGGAACTGTCACGATGCGGTGACCTCCAGGAACAATGATACGGCGAGACTGTTCATAGTCAAGAACAGGCTCGATACCCGAGGAGATATTGTCAGCGCCGAACGAGATTGAACCAGTCGGTGCGATAGATGACAAGTGGCTGTTGCGGATACCGTACTTGCGGATCATGTCTTGGGTTTCACCCCAAAGAGTTTGAATGAACTTGCCCGCCATGTAGCGATCTTCATCATACAGCGGGAAGCTACCTTTTTCAGCGGCTAGTTTCGCAGAGGCTTGATACAGTTTGTTTGTGACGAACTCCATGATCTCGTTTTGGGCGTTCAGAAATCCATCAGTACCGTAAGGATGACCCATTGCTTCGAGAGCATTTGCGACTCCAGTGTGACCGAGGCCCATGCGACGCTTGCGAGTTGCTTCCAGCTTTTGCTGAGGGAGAGGGTAACGGCTCCGATCAACGACGTTGTCCATGGCGCGGACCACGTGTGGAATATCGACTTCCAGCTGAGCAAAATCAAACGAGTACTTACCTTCGGCATCTTTGATCAGGTACTTTACCCAGTTGAATGAACCCAAGAGGCAGGCACCATACGGAGGCAGAGGCTGTTCGCCGCAAGGATTTGTAGCTGCGATTGTTTCGCAGTAATACAGATTGTTCATCTCGTTGATCTTGTCGATAAACAGAACTCCGGGTTCGGCCCAATCATAGGTGCCGCGCATGATCATGTCCCAGAGTGCATGTGGATCGACTTCGCGGTATACCCTGCCACCGAACTGCAACGGGAAAGGCTTGCCGCTTGCGAGGCATTCCATGAACTTGTCAGTGATTCCAACAGAAAGGTTGAATCCACGCAATGGGCGCATCTCCCAAGGGATGCCATCGTCGGAGACTTGCTTGGCGCGGATGAACGCCTCGATGTCGGGGTGGTCAACCCGCATTACAAGCATCTGTGCGCCCCGACGGTTGCCCGCTGAGGACGTCGCTTTACACACTGCGTCATATATGGGCGCAAACGCAAGTGGACCGTCTGTGGTGCTCTGTACGCCGCGTATCAGGTCGCCAGATGGGCGCAACGTGCTGATGTCATAACCCACCCCGCCACCTTGCCGCATGGTGATCGCTGCGTTTCTAGCGGTATCCATAATTGACAAGGGAGGGTGCATACCGACTGGCAGATTTGCGATTTCATATGCAGTCGGACCATCGGTGAAACTGTCATGAATGGTTGCCATGACAAAGCAGTTGTAGAGGGTTACATTCTTCAGCGAACCAGCGCCAGCTTGCACTCTTCCTGGAGGCATGAACCGTTGGCGAAGGCTGATCTCGCGGAACGCCATATAGTGTTCGTGGTCATCTTGTAAAAAGCCTGACCATCTGTTTGCGGCTTCACGGAAATTCTCATTCTCGCCACGGTGCTTCTCAGCATGAACCAGATCACAGTCTGGATTTTGGGGACCGTACATACGTCTCTCCTGATTTCTCATTTTGTTCCTACTCATGCATATCAACAACTGTGACTTTCTCAGCTGCTCTGGTTATAGCGGTATAGAGCCATCGCTGGCGATCTTTCTTGCGGCCCCAACTTTCATCAAAAACAGCAACAGAGTTCCATTGCGAACCCTGAGACTTATGAACAGTCAGTGCGTAGCCAAAGTCAAATTCTTGACCTTCGTTGCGTAGCCAGTATTGAGTATTTAGTTCTTCGCTTCGTCCTAAGAAGTGTTGCTCAAGTGCGCCGACATCTACATCGCCTTTTGTTGGGTCGTCTGTTGAGCGTACAGTCATGTGGACCTTACCGTCCATTACACCATCTACACTGGTGACATCGAACAGTGCGCCGTTTAGCAACCCTAGCTCAGTGTTGTTGCGCAGGCAAACCAAACGGTCTGAGACTACAGGATACTCATCATTATAATTCAAGAACTGTCGCATCCGTTTGTTCATGGCGTGGCGAGTTCTGTTCTTACCAACAAGCAACTGATCAAACGCCATCACCTCTTCCTGTGGAAGCTTCGTGCCGTAAGGATGAACGAACGAGCCATCACCCCAATCGCCTATAGTTAAACCTCTACCCTCACGAACATCAGTAGCCATTCTCAACACTGGGCTTTCTTTGGCCTGCCTGTGAATTTCGTCTAGCATGACGTCAGGAGTTACGTTTTCTGTGAAGTACCCAGCGGACCCAACTGGAGGGAGCTGAGCAGGATCACCCAAGACAAGAACAGGCGTACCGAATGATAAGAGATCCTGCCCCATCTGGGCATCAACCATAGAACATTCATCAATGACGAGCATGTCTAGGTCTTTGACTTCGCTTTCTTTGTTCAAGATGAACATTGGCTGGTTGACATTCTGGATCTCATCCTGAATATCAATCTTTAACCTGCGTACTATCGGGTGATTGAAAATATACTCTTCGTCCATATCTTGAAGAGACACGAGGAGTTCTGCCAGTTCTTTTTGCAGATCTTCAAGTCGTGACTTACTCTTGTCTCGGCTACGGTATATAAGCGAGTGTATCGTGGATGCATTCTCGCATCCTTTTGTTTGCAAGACGTGTGCAGCTTTACCAGTGTAAGCGGCGAACTTGACGTTACCACCGATACCTTCTGCGATGTGCTTTGCGAGTGTGGTTTTTCCGGTGCCAGCATACCCAAAGAAGTGGAACACCTGCTTGTCGCCAAAATTGTACCAGTCGTTGACAGCTTTCAGGGCTGCATCCTGTTTAGGGTCAAACTTCATGATGCCTCCGATATAATGAGCAGACAACCGCTTCGCTAACGCCCGAAAACTAGGCGGCTGTCTGCTCTCCACGTTCCAGAACTGGAGGTACTAGAACGGGATCTCTTCGTCACCATCAGCGGACTTCTTACCGCCGCCAGAGTTGCCTCCACCAGCACCAGCAGCATCATCAGCGCCGGAGCCTTTCATGCTGTCATGATCAGCGCGAGCAAGGCCATTGTCGATCATCTTGGCGAATTCACGCCCTTCGTCCAACAGGGCCTGACCTTCTGGTGATCCAGGATTGATCAGCGATGTGCGATAGGTCTCGTTCAGCGGCGCAACGGCGAAGGTGTAGAAAGTACCGTCGTTGTTCTTCTGCTTTGCTGTGGAGATCTTGTTGCGGTTCGCATAGATTGGCGGAGCACCTTTGAGCGAATACATCGAGGTCAGCCAGTCTTTGTAGACCTTGATGTTTGTTGAGGCAAAGCTCAGGACACAGAAGCCCTCGGTGCTTTCGCCGGTTTCGTCAAGGATCAGGCAATAGATATAATACGTCTCGACCAAGTCGTTGTTGTCAGGCGACTTGAACGGGATGCGCTTGCCATCGGCGTCCTTCGGAGGAATACGCGAACCGTTGTTTTTCTTGATTGCGTCAAGGAATACATCACTGTCGATCTCGTGACGCCCAGCAATACCGCCGCCCTTGTTGCGTGGAACCCATTCAACGATTGCGGCTTCTTTCAGCACTGGCTGAACGATCAGCGGCTGCTTCAAGATTTCGTTGGATACTGAGTTGACGAGATCACCCGCCTTCACATTCTCAATGAGTTCGTCTTCGACTTCCGGCGAGTTGGACTGCATGATCTTGATAAACGGAATGCTGAGGTCAGCAATCGTTGTCCCTTCGAACCCTGCGTGTGCATCTGCACCATAATCATAGGTCTCAGCGACTGCTGTACCCTTCGTGTTTGCGACTTCTTTGCCAGCCATGATTGGCTCCTTTCGGCTTTAGTTACTCGGTGAGTGATTAGCAATCAACCCCAACACTATCCTAGTTGGGCAGGACCTCTTATTTCTCTTTGACCTTTGCTACACGCTGACGGAAAATGCCAAAGACATCGATCGGCAGGGCGACGCCTTCACCGAGTTGTTCTTTGACGAATGAAACCAGAGTGGCTGGGTGTACGGAGTAATTGGTCTTGACGATTAGCTTGCCGATGTCCTCGTGCTTTTCAAGCTCACGTACTTTTGCGAGGAACACCTTGGTGCGCTCTTCCTCACCTTTGCCAAACTCGACAATGACTTGGCGCTTGACGATATGGCCGTAGTCATGCTCGTCGAGCCAGTTGATAGCAGGAGCTCGCTTTTCACCAGCGATGCTTGCACGGATATCTTCTTTGAGCTGTAGCTCGCGGCCATCACCGAGGTCGAACGTACCGTCCATTCCTTCGGTGGCCTGCGGAATTCTGTGTTGGGCGATATCTTTGACAACAGCTTTGCAAGTTTCAAGCTCTTGTTCTTTTTCGAGTACGGCGGCGTCTGCAGCCATTAACTCATCTGCGAGTGTGCGAAGTACAGCCTTGAAGTTCTCTCCGGGTTCATCGCGAAATGCTGCATAATCATCTGTCATGTGTACCTCCAGTAGAACACCAAATTACAGCCGGGCCACCCAAAAGACAAGCGTTATTTATCTAAAACATCTTCGTCATTATCGTCGTATACTCATCATTCCTACCAGACCATTGTAAGAATGTGACACGACCTTTGTTATAGTGCGCGGCGACAGATGTAGCCATGCCGATAAGACAGGGGTTGCCCACAAGAAGCAGGTAGTCCTCGTCGGAGAACCCGCTCAGTGATTTATGTAGATCACCTATGACCAACTCAGGATCAAAGGGGTGGGCGGAAGGCGACAGCAGATACACCAGTCTACCAAAGGATTCAGCCTTTGAGATACTGGGGAACCTTGGAACCATCACCTTCTTGTCTCTGTCGAAACGCATCTGTTGCTGCACAACGAATACACTCATATCCAATCCTTAGCTGCATCGCCAAGAATTTCAGCTGATACGTTCTTCTTGTTTCGGAGATTCCGAACAACATGGTCGTCAATATCAAAGTCGCTCATGATGTCGATGTATGTAACAGGATGCTCATCCATGCCGCCTCGGTGAGCGCGATCCTCAGACTGTAGTCTGTCAATCAAGCGGAAACTGTTGGAGTAGTAGACCATCGTCTTCGCTTGGGTAAGTGTAAGACCAGAGCCACCCTTTTGGGCATTCCCAACGAACCATTTATATTCACCACGTTGAAAAGCCAGCTTGTTCTGTTCAGCTTGGTCTTCGTCGACTGCTCCATCGTAACGGCAAGCACTGTCACCAAGCAGTTCCATGATCTGATCAATGTCGTGTCGGAAACGAGCCCAAATGATACCCTGCGTGTAAGTCTCTTTGTCGATTTGCTCAAGCACCGCCAAACGTGGGTTCTTCTCCGAGAACATGTGAACTGGTTCGTCTTCACCGACAGGAACATAGTTACATGCGATCTGTTGCAAGCGCAGCAACATCACGATTGGAAGCTCGGCTGTGATAAGCTCATCGCCTATCTCGATCATCAGCTCTTCTTGAAGCTCGTTGTAGGCCGCTTTCATTTCGCGGCTGGCCTCGAAATACCGCTTCTGATATAGCTTTGGAGGTAGATCAAGCACATCATCTTTCAGTACGCGATCGCTGATATCTCCCAGCCATTTCTCCAGCTTGTCTAGGTTTTGATATTCAATGAGTTTATCATATCCTGGATCGTAACCATGTAGAGCTTTGCAATCCGCCGCAGTGAACCAACGGCCAAAGTAATTTCTGAACTCGACTGTTCCGTGGATTCCTTTGTTCTTCCAGAACCACTCGTCAAGGAATCTGATCTGACTGTAGAGATCGAATGGCCCAACGGAGATGGGAGTACCTGTAAGAATTCTGCGATATTTTGCGTACTTCGCAGATGCGACAATTGACTTAGTCCGCTTGGCATTTGGTGTCTTGATGTTGTGTGCTTCGTCGAGGACATACAGGCATTCCTTTTCTTTCAAGAACTTCCATACTAGAGCCTTGCCCTCTTTGGTCATGAAAGCATTGTAGCTGATAAGTAGGATAGCGAGACCTTCGTGATTGAACAGACTGTTCATCGCGCGTTTGTGCGCCTGTGTGTTCTTTTTGTTTGTGCGAAAAACCTGCACCGTTGTTTCGAGCGCAGTCTCTGGTGGCATGTGCGCAGGAATCTCATCAGTGTTCCAGTTACGCTCAACTCCAGGAGGTGCGACAACGAGCATTCCGTTGATGTCACCGTTCTCGAACATGATAGAAGCAGTATCAATGATTGGCTTAGTCTTGGCTGTTCCTTGCTCCCACAGAAGACCCCACGACTTTTCATATACGTGGTTCTGAAGATGCTCTAACTGATGGGAGAATGGCTTGATTTGGTGCTGGTACTCGGTGATATCCATATTAAATCCTTTGATTATGCCCCACCTTAGCCAAAGGACGTCGGCAAGACTAGCTGTATTTCTCTGACCATACTTACCATACTAAAATGAAATCAAAAGAAGTAAGTATGACCAGTATAACCACTTGTCATCGTTGGGTAATTTTGTCCCTGACCATACTTACCATACTTGTCATACTGCTTTACTGGTTGGGCCGACGCTGCCCCGCCCTGCCACCTGTAAAACGGGTGTGTCATGTGTGTCAGGTATGGTCAGTGATTTATTTACCAATGATGACAAAGGCTTACAGTTTTCGGTGTGACCATACTGACCATACCTGACCACCTAGCGCAGCTTCTTGTAAATCCAAAAACCAATAATACCGACCAAAACACCCATCGCGACACCGACAACAAGATCGCCATTATATGACAAACCCCATGCTGGTAGAGAGCCAAGAGCAATCTTTGACAGATTGTCGAAAGTAAGACCTTCTTCGACCTGTGCAACACGATTGAGCTTTTCTTCGCCATCTGTGCGGTGATCTGAACCGTCTTGCTTTTTGCTCGGAGCGGGGATATTTGGAACGTTCTTAGCAAGCATAATAGCACGATCGATAACACCATAATCCATTTTTTGGAATCCGATGCTCTCACCCATAACACGGCGAGTCCAACCAACGCCGAATGTCTTCCAGTTGCGAAGGCGCTTCAACCATTTCCAACGCTTGAAGCAGAGAGCATCAATGAGATTTTCAATATTCTTTGTGCGGATAGCTTGGAGAGTTATATTGCCCAAGACGCCATCCTGCTTGACCCCGATCAGTTCTTGAAGAAACTTGATTGCTCGGCTTGGACCTGAGTTGATAGCGAAATCATACAAGGCGTAGTCAAGACCAGTAGGAAGCTCGTCTCCCCATATCTTGTCCCAATACTGCTCTTTGTAGATTGCCAAAACTTCTGCTTGGCTGATCAACTTGACTGATTGAATCTTACGCTGTTTGCGAACGCGCCATGCGTTGTATGTTTGTTGAATGACGCCGAAGTTGGTTGCGCCTCCTGGATCATCTGGGTGATTTACATATCCACCTTCGTGAGCGAGGATCCAACCCGTGCTGATTTCTAAATTTTCTCTCATGGATTTACTACCATCCTTTGCACTTGATCCAACTGGAGTTGAAGCTCTTCAATCTTATCGTCAACCCCACGCAGGATATTTTCCCTGATATTGAATTCTTCTGATCTGCAAGTTGATCTCATTTTAAGACCCCACGGACCCAAGGCAGAAAGACACGCTTCCACCTTGTACTCTACGCGAGGTTGCAAATCGCAGCTCAGTTGGGTTGGAATTATCAGTGTAGAGAGCTCAACGACGATATTCTCTTCAACCGCACATCTTTGAATTTCAAATAAATTTCTGTAGACACTTATATTTAGAATTGCTTTTGTTGGAAAACTAACATCAGGAGCAACCCTGATATACCGTTCATCGTTAACATCAAAATCTGTTATGTCAACAAACACACTGGTCGGGATAACAGGGGCGACACCAGTCAGCATAACTAATGCGAGACTCCCATAACCGATTGACACAATAGCTTTTCTAAGAAATTTCATCTAGGCACACCCCAGAGCATCTCGATTGCAAGACCTTTCAAGGCCAACCATCCGGCTCCGATTGCAGCGATCCATATTGCGATTTGTCTCATGCCAGCGACGAGCCATTTGGTTCGCTGACTTGAAACGGCCAATTCTCTTAATACTTGAATTTCTTCGTCTGTGAGTGGCTTAGTTTCGTTAGACATCGACTTCCTCGCATAATGTGTCAATTGTACCGCCGATGTCGGCAACCTCCTCTTGAGTTTGAGGAGTATCTTGAGTGGATGCGGTCGGCGCGTCTTCGAGCAAAGCTCTACACCATACCGCTTGTGTTTCAGTCCCGAAGGCGTCCCTGCCCAGACAGGCGCTCAATAGGGTCAAGACCAGAATTGCTAGACTTTTTCTCATCAAGCTTCTCCTTCGTTCGCTTCGCAGTGATGCGATCAATTTCAACCATGTCTTGGGTTTTGTCCGCCCCGCCCTTGCGCTTGCCAATGAAGAAGGCCGCAAAGATGGAGAAGACAATACCCCCGACGACTACCAGAGCGTCAATCATGACTGATCACGCAAACGAGACAGAACTGACCCAATAGCCAAAGTCACCCCGATGTATCCCATATATTGCTCAGGGATCATAGCTTTGTATTCGTCAGGGATTTGCATCCACATTGTGGGCAACATGGCGAGGAATGTAATCACCCATGTTGAGTACCATTTCCAGAAGTCTTTCCAGTCATCGACAAGTTTCATTGGTATCTCCATTAAATCCTATAATTACACATAGTTACATCAAAAAAGACGTTTTGGCAAATGATAGCAAATGCGACAGTAAATAACGACCTCTCTGGACGCGCTGGATACCAGCCACCGCCCTACTGGGCAGCAGCTACTCCACAATGTTAACGGTTATGTTATCGACGCGGTTGGTTTCATTTTGCGAGTTCTGAATTGCAATCGTACAGTTCTGAGTCAGTACTTGGAACGTCAAAGTAGTTGAAGCAGCATTAGTCATTGGTGTTTCTGCCAGAAGACTTGCAGTTGCTGGATTGTTACCATCATATGCTTGCAGCATTGCGTCTGTTGGGTCCCATGCTCCGAAGTCATGTTCGACTCTGAAATCATATGTCTGGAAGATAGCTACGATACTAGATATATCACGATAAGCCCAAGCAATAGAATTGTCCGCTGGATATTCAATTAACATGGAATTAAGAGAAATACTGAGATCGAGGAGACCCTCGGATTGCCATCCTTGGAGACTGCCGAAGTTGAAAGAGTTTTGAACAATTTCAGTCTCGATAGGTGTAAGGAGAGTAATTTCCATATCTTTTACATAGAGAGTACCGTCTTCACTGTAGATACGAATTGTGATAGTATCGTACAGAGAACCGAAGAAGTCAATTGTTTTCACGCCGATCGTTGAGAAGGCCAAACTTTGTAGCTGGCCATATCCAATATATGTTGAACCGTCTATACGAATTTCGTAATTTGAACTGCCGAAACTTGTGGGTGAAACAACCTCGAAAGTAAGTCGGTATTCTTGCTCGGTAGGAGGTATTGATAATGAATTTTCAATGTAGCTGTCTGTGTTGTTAGTGAAGTTAGCAATCATAACAGGATCACCACCTTCTGTACCAACCGACAAAGAATTCATATTGTTTGCTGTCCATGGATCTACAGATGAAGAGAAATCGTAGGTTCTGTATGGCTGCAACCCTGTTGGGAGAACACTGCCTCCTCCTCCACCGCCTTGTGCAGATGAACCAAGTATGAGATTTTGTAACATTATGCAAGTGACCCAATAAGAGAATAGGTGCCTGAGCCTTTCGGCACAAGAGTGACGACTTCGTACTGTCCCCCGATATCAAGAAGACTACCTGACGAATTGATAGTGGTTGTGCCACCCGCTGCGAATGTCACGGTGCCTGTACCTATAGCTTCGAACGTGCAAGGCTGCAGACCTGTGAGCGTGTCAGGTACGGTGATTATCACGGCACCAGCACTGTCAATCTGGACGTAACCATTTCCACCGAGCATGGTGTCAGTCACATCAGTATTGGTGATCAGGGTTGTTTGCAGATCGATACCTGCCACGTTTTGAACAACAGTTGCGAGATTTTCAAGAGTTATGCGCCCACTAACACGTTTCGAGATAGTGACGCTAGGACCAGCGGCCTCCGTAACAAGAGGAGTGATATCAGTGATTATCTTTCCAGCTGTGACAGAAGAGATAGTTCCTACAAATATGTTGTTCGTTCCGTTTGCGAATCCTGAAACAACAATTCTGTCATTGACCGCAAAGCCAGCAGTCAAGAATCCACTACCAGAATCATTGAAACTATCATCTACTGCATCTGCTGAAATAGTCGCCGCGGTTATCGTAACCGTTGCTGAGGTTGTCGAAACTTCAAGGACATCAGCATCAGCTGCGACAACGAATTCCGGTAGATCGCTAATTCTTTTTGCTTGTGCCATTCTTAATCCTCTGTCATTCTGATTTCACCAGCTTCCGTATTTCTACGTTCGCCTTTGATTTCTGTTATCATCCAATCAGCGCCATACCCGAACTCGAACAGGGCTGTCTGGTAGGAGTATACCCCATCTCTTAGCGCATCTACTTCTATCCTGACAAGCCCTGACTCGCTTGGAGTCCATGTCTGTGGCGACGTTGCCGGATCTTGGGTAAACGTCAGAACCCCACCCTCATAGCCCCTAACGCGATATGTAACACCAGCCTCTGGACCGATGTTAGCTGCGAAGTGATCGAAGATAGCCCCAGATGTTTGCTCTGTCCTATCACGACCAACCCAAGAGAGGCTAAGCTCTCCGTCTGGGATTATGTCTGGGTAAGACTCAAGATCAATTTGTAAATCTCCAGGAGCATATGGTCTGTAAGGTCTCTGGTTAAGAGTGACCGAAACTTCTTCTGCATCAGAAAGATCAACTACCCCAACACCTGAGATAGGAGTTACTTTCACATCGATTGTCTCACCAGAAACATATTCTTGTTCATCGTTGGCTCCGAAGTTATCAAAGAACCAGACATTGGTCCCAGTGTTGTGTTCTCTCGGAGGAAGATCGTAGCAACCTCGGCCAATACCAACTGACAAAGCTGTAGTGTCAACAGAGTCAATGCGGCAGAATTCCCTGTTGTTTGGGTTCTCACCTATTTGACAGTAAGTTCCAACTTCTACAGAATCCAGATCTGTTACACTGCTGAGATAAAGAGTATTATCTTTGAAACCCAGACCAGCTTTCAAGAACCCATGTGGAGCGAAATCCATCTGACTGGCGTCATCATAACCAGAACCGTTGTCTGTCCACATTGTCGCATTGATAGCAGACGGTGCTCTCTGGGCTGCCGCGAACACATACCCAGCTTCTGGCTGAGTAGACAATATAGTGTCGATATCAGTCTGCCCAATGGTCTTGACAAGCTCAATATATGGAACTTCGTCTGCCATAATGTTATCGCTAAGTCCAGGAGCCTGTGAAGGATCAACCCATTCAGTGACGTTAGAAATAACTGCGAGCTGGGTAGGTGTTGCGAATACATCCTCAGTGCATGTCACTCTGATCTTATTGTCGATACCATCGCCGAAACTTAGATTGGTGACTCGCATTACGAGTTCTACTATATCCCATTCTGCCCAAGAGAACTTGAACACATCACCGATCTCAAAATCTTTTGCAGTTTGGTCGACTATGAGTTCACAAGAAAATAACGCAGAACTCAGAGTCTTGAGATCACGCCATGCTAATTTCGTCGCGGCTGTTTTGTTTGTGATGCCTCTGTATGTGATGCCAGCATTGATCAGCTCCCCCATGTCCTGCACCAAAGCAGTATCTGAGACTGTAACAGTATCTTCTCTGTTGAAAGCTCTGTTGTAGAAATTAATTGTAACGCTGTTTGACAATTCTCCGAAAGCTGTTCTGTTCTGGTTAGATACTGAACTAATATTACTTTCATCCAGAACAACTAGGCTACCAACATTATAATCTCCGCGAATAGGTTTCAGAACAAACTGACCAGTTGTCCTTGAAACGTATAGAGAGGTATCTACGTGACGAAGCACATCAGCGATGAAAGCTTCCAGAGCGACTTCTTTATCCCAAAGAAGAGACATACCGATATTCTCATCAGCATACAATGATGCAGCCGCAGTGAAACTGACATCGTCTATATCTGTCTCTTGATACCCCATGCCCCATTCGGAGTTGGTCAGACACTCACGTATAATATGAGCTGGATTCATATCAAGCCCTGGTCTAGCTTGGCTGAGCGTACCGCTGCCTCCACCATTGGCAAGAAATGGAATTCTCAGCATAGCCTTTAGGTCAGTAGCATTTTTAGCGATACCTATCCCATCTTCAGGTGTAGAATCTATACCAAGAACATCACTTGTATCCTCATCTTCAATTAGAAAGACGTAGATTTCAACTCCTTGACCAGTTAGACCAGCAGCTTGAGACTCTGCACTGAGCTGTCCTTGTGTTGGCTCTCCATCAGTTATGAAAATAAATACTTTACGTGAGCAGATTGTGTTATTGAAGAAAACATTCGATCCATCAAAAGCGTCAGAGAAATCAGTTCCTGTATTAGCACCAAGGTTATTTGAATAAGAGGCTACCAAGCTTGTCGCGGCTGAAAAATCTGTAGGATCTTTTAGATCAATCCACTCCCCATCTGATCTGATCGGTCCGTCCGCCCATTCTCTCAAATGTAGATCAGACGTTGCGGTTTGAGGAGATTCGTCTCTAAATGCTTGGATCAATCTAATTACGGCTATTTTCAAAGCACTTAATTTAGATCCTACCATAGAACCTGAGTTATCACTAGCGATCCATACAGCGGTATCACTCCAGTCAATATCAAACCCAAGAGCGGCGACACCTGGATTCCATTGACCAGAACCATCTGTCAAATTATAAACTCTGGTAGCTTCGAAAGTCCATTTCTTCAAATAAGGGTTGATGCCGACATAGACTTGATTTAGAACAGCACTGACGACTCCACGATAAGCTGGGATCTCAGGTCCGAGTTGATCAACCAGATAGGAGTTTTGAAGTTGTGTTGATCCGCCAAAATCGAAATCGACGAAACCTTCAATACCACCTTCTCTTTTCTGCCCACCGAACAGAGTTCTATTATCGATAAATATGGTTTCGTTAGCTGCTCCGCCTTGCCAAGCAATTTTATCATCGACTCTGATTTTTGAGACATAATCGATTGGGCCGTGGCACAGCACGAAATGCATACCAAGATAGTACTCATAACCGATCGTTTGCTTTTTACTTCCGCCGCCCACGAGCTACCTCCACTAGATCAACCATAATGGCGCTGTCAATCTTCAAAAGCTCTGATGCTCTGATGCCATTCTCTAAGAAGTCATTCCAATCAATACCATTTCGCTCACAAAATTTGCGAGAACCACCTGAGCAGAGTTTGGCAGCACGAACATCTTTCATCGTTACGATGATGTCTTCTTCTACCATTACTTCTTGCCCCCCTTAGACTTGATTGCCTTGGTTCTGATGTCACCATACCAGACACAATTATGATTACCAATTTCTTTAGTACCGAACAGCACTGGAATCGATCTACCCGCTTGTGCAGTCGGTACATCAAATTGCTCAAGAGTGGCAGCTTGTGGAGTTTCTGGTTTGGGCCGAGTCGCATAAACGATAACCAGAGATACAACTGCTGCGATTACAAAATTCCACATTATATAATCGAGCCCCCACCAGTGGGATTTTTCGTTGGAATCCAGTCGAACCCACCATAGTTCAGCAGATTATCAAAACGAGATATACATTGGGCTCTTGTATAATTGCATCCTGGATAGAGCTTTATGCTAAGACCAGGACCAGTAACTGCAAATTCATCAATAAGACTTTGCGACAATCTTTGAATAGTCACATTCGTAGATTCTTGAGCAATAATATAAGATCTTGCACCAAGTGGAGTTTCAAGATATCCACCTACGAAATAATCTTCACTCAATGCCAAGGCTGGCAAACCCAAGAATATCAAGGTGGTTATATTAAAAATATCAAAAAGAGGCTCAGTTACTTCAAATGCGGCTGGGTCTACCCCGCATCTTGTTGAGTATAGAGCATGACGACAGGATCGTTGAAATGTAGGGCGAAGTCCTGGACGACGCAGACTTGTAAACACGGACTCAAAGTTCATGGCGATGTAGCCAGAGTTTGGCTTCCAGTTAGCGAGCCTACCTTTCCAAGCAACGAATGTTTCGAGTTCTCGTCTTGTGTAGATAGTCAAAGACATGATCTCATTTAAGTCTGATCTAAGGACCCTGTCTGCTAGAGATGTACCTATAGGAATTTGAATTTCAACATTAGACTTGGTTGTCTGAACAGTCTGCATGAGTTTAGTTCGTTTGACAGCTAGACCTTCAAAAGTCTCTGGTCCCCCACCATTATCATAGATTTCGTCTTGGTCGGTGTTGTTGAACCGCCAAGTCGTACCACTGATTGTGATCTCATAAAGATCAAGAGTGTCAGTATTTGTCAAACCTCAATCTCCACGGTTCTGAAAGAAGCAGTTGTTATTCCACCAGTTTGATGTGTGATCGTCACAGAATCAGTGTCCAACCTTCTTTTACCCACCCACGATATACGCTTAATTGAGTCGGCTGCAATGTCTAAGTTTCCCGTAAAGTTAATTCCAATTGTTTCTGGGTCAACAATTACAAATGAATCGATCTGTCTCACATACCAAGTGCCATCTTTTGTTTGAACACCGATGTGATTTCTCTTATCGTCTCTGGCTAGAATTTGGTTGGCTTTAACATTGATGATTGATGCGATTGTTCCAGTGTTAATAGACACCAGATCAGTATCAAAGCTAGGTTGCCAGAAAACAGAAGCCCGACCAGATCGACTATACAAGAAATCCATCATCTCATCGAATTCTTCTTCAGTAGAGTTGAAGAAGCTCATGTTCCGTGCAGTTCTAACATCTGTTAGATCAACAGTAGTTGACACTAAGCCAGTCTGAGAATCGAATACTTTCATTTCGAGAAACGAGTCTTCTTCGACAGTAGCCTTGCCAGTTCGCAAGGTTTCAAACTCTCTCAGAAATAGATCATCGGAAAGATATTGTGGCAGAGCGGAGGGAACTTTTGAATAGTTGTCAATGATTTTAAAGTCAAGATCGTAAACCGCATCTAGACCAGAACCAACTTTCCTGAAACCAGTTGGAAAATAAGCAGTTCGGATTGGCATGACCCAAGCATCAGGCATGGCCGTCGTGGTCTCAACGAAAGTAATTGAACCAGCAGATACCGTGTCAATCGTCATGAGTTGCCAGTCAGTATCACTCTGCCAAATTATAGCGAATTGACCATAATTGTATCTGGTCGTATCGAAAGAAATGCTAGTCCCCACCCCGACAGCTCCAATTCGAAAAGCTTCTGTCCAAATTGGGAAATACAAATTAGTTCTAGCCCCAGCGGACAAGATATCAAGAGCGGTTGATTTGATATCATCTCTAGCTGGAAACGAACACTTGAAAATGCGTCTTGGGTTGTTTCTCAATCTTAGAGTATCTTCTGTTCCGTTGTTAGATTTCGCCAGATCAGTCAGATATTCTATTGTCTCAGATACTGGTGCCTGAGGTTGATATGGAAATACAATGCTCATTGTCCACTATTCTGCAATATACCTGAGGCTGTGATCTTGTTGATCAGCACGGTTTCACCTTCTGGTGTATCGAGGAATTGACCCACCAAGCTCATGTCCATCACGTTGATGACTTTCTGGTTTACGATTGGAGCAGGTTGATCGCCCCCGCCCATGCCGTTCCGCAGATTGTTTCGTTGTGCAGCTTGTTGCTGAGGTGTCAGGACATCGACACGCTCGTCAGGCCGCTTGGCAAATTCTACGATTTGCGTGTCAGTTGATCCAGGACCAGTAGGTGTGAAAGATCCACCACCTGCTAGTTGTGGGAGACTTGGTTGAGGCCCAAAGGAGGCTCCGCCAGCCGCTCCTGGAAATACGAAACCAAGCGCACGAAGGAACAACTGTTTCAAGATCAGTTTGGCGATGTCTGAGAAGATCTGATTGAACAGCGCCTTCATGTTGAGCTTACCAGTGTTGGCGAACTCAACCAAGGCATCAGCCGCACTACCAGCCGCGCCGACTACAATATCACCAAGAGCTGACCCCATGTCGGAAACAGACTCTGTGGCTTTCATGATAGAGGCTTGGAAGCTACCGCTGAATGTTTCTGAAGCTTCCAATGTTGCAATCTTGGTTTCACGTAAACGAGAGTTGTACTGATCGAGACTAATAGCCCCTTGCTCATATAGTTGATTGAGAGCCTCTTGAGTTAGACGCATGGTCTCCATTGGGCCATTGATCTCTTCAAGCACCTGACCTTGAATCTCACTAATTGCAAGAAGTTCTGTCGCCGAATTTACCAACTCACGCTCAGTGTCAGTAAGATCACGCTTGATAGCGCGTTCCACTGACAGAATGTTGTTCAGCTTCTCTTTCTCAAGGCCATACAGTTTGGCGAGTTCTATCTGCTTGCCGAGGTCGACCAGTTCTTGGGCGAATGTACGGCCCTTTCCTTTCTTACCCTGATCGCTGTTATCAACATCATTGATTAAACTGTTTGTGACGAAACCCTGTGAGAAAGCTTCATCTTCTCCGCGAGCAGTAGCATTGCGACGAGCTCTGTCTACGATATCAGATGTCAATGAGTCTACGACATTAGCAAGTCCTCCTGCTCCGCCTACGAAGTCTTGACTGAACCCTTCTTGGAAAGCCGCCGCCGCTTCTGCACCAGTTGCACTCGCTGCGCCAGTGACGGTAGCTTTGAACCGATCTAGGTTGATCGCGTCTTCTGAGAACAGGTTTGCGAATGGGTTCTCTTGACCAACCAACTCTGCAGCAGAGCCAAGGAATGTCAACACACTTTGGAAAGCGTTGATGATACCCTGAACACCACGTTCTACGATTTCAATCAGACCGTTAATAGCGATAGCAGCAAAGTCTTTGAAAGCAGGACCGAGGTTTTGCCAGACAGCAATGATCGCGCGATACCCACCAACGAAAAGCCCAATGATGGAGTTGATACTAGTTTTCATAATCCCGAGAATGAACATTACTGATGATACCGCAATATCGCGAATACCAGTGAAGACCGGAGATACACGCTCAAACAGAGGTTCAAAGAAACCAGCGATTTTAGTAGCAACCCTTGACACTGATTCTACGATAACCTGAAAAGCAGCGACCCCGAGATCTTTCAGCGTTATGAATTCACTACCAAGCACTTTGATGCGGTCACCGAAAGTAATCAATAGCACGATCGCCGTGGTGATTGCGGTAATGACAAAGCCGATAGGGTTTGCAGCGACTGCTACGGTGAACGCACGGACCGCATTTGCGGCCAGCCTAGCGCCACCAGCCAGCGTGGGGTATGTAGCCGCCAGCCTAGCCGCCACGGTGGTCTGAGCAGCCTGTGCCGCAGTGGTGCGGCCTATTGCGCGGGTCAGACTTGCCTCAGCCACTGCATTTGCGTTTGTTGCTATCGCCAAACGTGTCCGGCCAGCCGCCGCCGTGATGAAACGACCTGTCTGAGCATCTCTTGCTCTTCCATTTGCAGTGAGCGCAACTGTCTCAGCCAGTGTCGCAGCAGTATTCCTCGCTTGAGCAGCCGCAGTAACAAGAGCACGGCCAGCGCGACGTTGCTCTAACAGAATCGTAGCACCGATAACCTTGCCTGCTCTCTGCAGAGCATTGACATATGTGAGAACACGTTGAACAGCACGAACACCCCAAACAAGAGACAAGGCAATCGCAGCAGTAGCAGCGACTCTGGCAATAGTCCCTAGGTTTTCAGAAATTGTGATGATAGCATTTGCGACAGCTTCACTCGCACCAGTCACATCGTCAAATACATCAATGAACTCAAGCAAGTTGGTCTTTGCTACATTGAACGCCTGCTCAATGGTTGGGTTCGTTTGATCAAACAAATCATTAACTCTTTGTTGAGAAGCTTGGATCGCACGGAATACAATGTCCGCAGTCAGTTTACCTTCTCGGCCCAAAGAACGCAGTGAACCACGAGTGACTTCACCGAATTGTTGGGTCGTGTTCAGATAATCAACGATGATATCAGCAACCGCTGGCAACTGCTCGAGAACAGAACGAAGTTCGTCACCAGACAGGCGGTCGGATGCAATACCCTGCCCAAGCTGGATGAGCGCAGCATTGGCTTCTCTAGCTGACGCACCAGATAGAATGGCCGCTTTCTGTAGAGTCTCTGTGACATCAAGGATTTGGCGTTGCCCAACACCGAGGTTCCGTGCTGACAGCGCAATTCGGTTGTAGACATCAGCAGTTGCTTCGAAATCAGATCGTGCGTTCCTTGCACTCTGGAACAATTGTGTCTGAACTGCTTCAAGCTGAGCCGTGCTGTCTGTCGTTAATTTGAGACGGTTCTCTACGTTTGTCAACGCATCAGCATAGCGGGCAAAACCACTGATTGCCCCTGCTCCACCGATAACGAACAATGCTCGCTTGAGTAAGAAGATTCCTCGTGTGGCTCGATCAGCGGAAACACCGATATCATCGATCCGACGCTTGACAACACGACCACCACGTTCTACAAATCTGACGGTGACTGTTTCAGTGACCATTAATCAAATTCCCCTGAATTGTTTCGGAACAGTCGAAACCCAGCAACAACACTTCTGGCTTCTAGGGTAGCGACTTCTATCGCTCCAGGAAGTAAAGCCTTGTTAATGTAGTCCACATTGTTCGTGATGAAGATAGCAGTTGTCAATCCAACGCCTGACACACCTTTAGTAGCATTGATGCGAGCGTTACCTGCACGGATTGTAGCGATAGCATTGGCCCGCTCACCGATGCCAAGACCGTCTGCTTTTGAACCCTTCTTATACGGAGAATACGGTTCAATAACTGCACGAGTAGGCGACCCTACGCCAACTCTCCAGTTGGAACGAGCCTTAGCCGTATCCGCTTTTGTTTGATTGACCAATGATCGCAAACCACGTTTCGCCACAGAACGAACAAGTTGAGTCCTCGAGTTATCAAATTGCCTGCCACGCTTTCTGATATTTTTAGAGAACTGGAGTGTGGGCATCACTTGGCTTTCTTTGCCTGAATTTTTAGATAGGCTGTGTCCATCTCGACAATATGATGGTGCATCGCTTCTCTTTGGTCGCTATCTAGTCCATTTACAGTGCTATATTGCTCGATGGTGAGCCACGATATTGGTCCTGGGCCAAACCCTACTTGACGCGAAGAATTTAACCTCAGGAATGCTAGATAGTATAGCTCAAGTCCCGGAGCAATGCTAGGGGCATTTTGTATCTTGTCAGGCAGAGTCAGGCCGCTGCGAACGGCCTGCTTGATTATCATCTCTTCAAGGTGTCCTTGCTCCATCTGATACGCAAGGACACTGACTAGTTTTTTGCTTCTTCCTCGAGCTCTTCCTTACGGAAGTTCGACATGGAGTTGGCCTGCTCTTGCAGATCGATGAACAAGTTCGGCAAGTTCAAAAATGTCTGCACAACATTTTCTTCGTTGACAGGCAGCAAGTCATCAGACTCACGATCTTCGATGCCGTTCTTGAGTTTGCCAGCAACCATTGTCTCCCAGCCCAAGATGATAGTCTTGGCGTAGATGTCGGCCATGATTGCATTGGAACGCTCGTTGGAGACTGCTCCGGCCTGCATTGCTTTGCGAATTGGTTTCAGCGCTTTTTCAGCATAGCGAATATACTTCTTGTTGCCTTGACCCGCTGAGGCGATCTTGACACGGAAGTCACCGTAATCAATCCAAATACCAGTTGTCTCGAGATCTTCGTCTGTCTCGAATACGTCATACATTCCCATCTTTATATCCTCTATATGGTTATGGTGAGGAGCCTTTCACCCCTCTGGTTTTCGTTAAGCTGCGGCTGGAACGTAGTCGAAGTAGGTGATCAGAGCCGTGTGGTCCAGATTACCATCTACGTCTTCGCCGGAAGCAGCGTCTGTTGAAAGCGGAAGCGTTATTGGTGCATCGATTTCAACATTGAGACGACCGTCACCCAAGGAGATGAGCGGCAAGTCCAGTACGATCGCAGTGTTGTCCTTGACGAACGAGATGTCCAAAGTCACGTCTGTGTTGTTACGAACAGCTTGCGTCGCAGCAACATTGGAGAAGTAGGCTGTCAGGTTGCCGGAGACTTCAAACGTACCCGCTGTCACATCGAAAGACCCAAGAACACCAACCGCCTTGTTCGGGGTGACGTTGTTATTGATCGTTACCGTCGCTTCTGTAACAAAGGCGAACAGGGCTGTTGGAGCCTCGTCCGTATCGCTGACAACACCAAGCCGGATGCGACCAATGTCACTGGAGGTATTGTACTCGGCAGCAGCCGCCGGAGAGGTGACACCTGTCTGCTTTGGGCCAGTTACACCGTCACGTTGTTCATTGTCTATGCCGACAAACGAGATATCAATGGAGGCCAAATCAGCTTGTGGAATGTTGATTGAAACCTCATTCGGAACTGCACCGAGAACAACTTCACTTTGTACCTGAGCGGGTGCCGCGTCGTCTGGAACACCAAGTGTGCGTTCCAAATTGTATGAACGACGAACGATGTTTGTGCCGCTCTCGTTACGAAGCACATCGCCAAAGAACAGGTTGACAGCTTCACCGCCCGAAAGGGTTTCTGCGATCATCGCACCGTCTGACTTGTCAAAGGTGATCGCAGAAGCGGTGACGCTGCGAATGCGCTTGAAGCCATTGTTCGTCGCGTTTGCTGTGAAGCCTTCACCGGAGGTATCTCCGCCAATGTAGACCCACTGTCCTGGAACGAGGCCAAGAGTTGTGAGATCTGCCAATGCTGTTGATGTGAGAGCAGGGAGGTTGCCCGAAAGATCGATAGCTGCATCATCGGCTGGGAACCGATAACCAACGACCTTAATCACAGCATCGGCAGAAGGTGACTCATCAACAAGCTGACCATCCAAGACTTCAACCGATGTATCGGCGACGACTGCGGTCACGACGTTGAGAGCGTTGTTCACGGCATTGGAAAAGTTCTTGCCGATAATCAAAGAGTTGACAACAAAGCCAGCAGTTGCGGCGACCTGATATTCGTCAGGGTTTGCCAAGTCAACATCGACAGCGGTAACTGTCTCTTCTGATTGCTCGCGGATATCGGCGAAGAACACACCCTGCATGATATCGGTGAGGTTTTCATATGTCAAGTTGTGGTTGAATCCACCGGACGCGTTCAGGTCAGTGGTCACACCTTTGCGGCGCTGACGAGACGGGTTGATTGGATTCGGCGCGACTGTGATGATCTCACCGCCGAAATCGTTGTAGCTGTTGGGATTCAACTGACGCCAAACTGGAGATCCGGGTTCGCCTTGTTCTCCTGGAAGAATACCGAGTCGCGCTTCTTCCGCATATGCGAGACCAGTAATGTTACTGTCAATCTTTGGGACTTGTGCCATATCTGGCCTCCTTACTTAATTTCGTAGTATTCGAAATCGATTACTACACTGAGTCGGTTGAACGTGCCGTTTCTACCATTTTCGTTGATTCGTACATTCCGAAACCAAACTCCATTTGGCGAAGACACGCCTTCATATGCATCTGCAACGACCTTAGCCAATTGATACGCCTGTGACAAGCCGGAAGTTGATGGAGTGTTAAGGTCGATAATCACTATACCACGACGGAGAAACTGTCGTTGACCCTTACCTCCAAGAGTTGCTTGGTTGCCAGTTGCATGTCTCACCATGACTGTGGCCCAAGGATCTAGGCCTGCGTCACGGTCTTCATCTAGACCCTCCCAGTGCATAGTATAGGTCGTTGGGTCCCATGCATCTTTGAGAAGAGTGAGCATCTCATCGTAGGCTTGTTCGTATGTCAGACTCATCGGCGAACTCCAATAAATCCGAGTAGAGTTGTGTTCGCTGGTTTCAGAGTTTGAGTTGCCTCAACCTGATAATCAACTCCATCACGAACAATGGGGTACTTACGAAGATCTGCTTCTCCTGCAAAGATAACGTATACAAGCTCTGAGTATGTGACCAGACCACGGAACTCACTGGCTTCGCCCAAGGCAGCAAGCCCAAAGATACGGACAGCCGCTGGCATCAACTGAACTCCAGGAACTGGGAGAAGTTCTTCACCGTCTTGACGACCGAGCCAAGGTTTGTCTTCGTCAATCAGAGCGCCAGTCGGGTTGACAAGCGTGATCGTTCGGCCACTGTTCTTGACAAGCCTTTCTGCTGTTGCTGCGAGTTTGACATAATCAGGCATTAACGATAGACCCCGCCCTGCCCTGAGTTTGTGATAGCTCGCATGAGAGAATCAGCTTTCGCCACTATTGGGTTTCTGCGTCCAGTAGCGCCCAAACCAGAGCCAGAATACTCAGTCTCCTCTTCGATCGGGCCGACCTTCTCAAGTTTACGAATGATGCCACCACCTGACAGATTGTCTACATCGTAGTACAGATCGCCAGTGATTGCGTAGAAAGCATACTCGGCAGTCGCCCGCTCTAGCTTGATAGGCAGGCTGACAGGGTCTGTGACGAAGTAGTCAGTAGGGAACACCAGTGCCTGAGTTTCAGTGATCGGATAGCCGATAGCCTTTGGACCCCAGCGTAGATCGATATATTCAGTTGCGAGACGCAGCTTTTGCTCGATCTCGCTACCACCGATAGAGACCACGTTGCCTCGGTCTTTGTGGTATGCTTTGAAGTCATCAGCAGACAGATAGCTTTCTGCGTTATCGAGACCTGTGCCGTCTTCAACGATCAATGCCATTATGCGGTCCTCGTGATGTCTGCGTCAATTTGGAACGACCCTTTGAGAATCGTACGAGTTGAGCCTCCACCAACCATTTGAATATCGTAATTGTAGAGGTCCGGAGTTTGTGTCAGGTCGCCAGTGCTAGGCTGAAAGTCAACGCGCCCATTGGGTCCATCAACGACTGTACCAGAGATTTGGAACAACGCCCCTGTATCGTCAGAGGGATCGTCGGAGGCGTTTACTGTCATTGTGAAAACAAACCCTGTGATATCAAGAGCAGCGCCGCCAGAATTCACAGTGATTGGGATCACAGGGCTGTCGCCGCGAGTAACAAGGATTTCTTCTGATATCGCTCTAAAGTCAGCCATTAGCAAAGATCCACTTCAACTTGTATTGTTTCTACCTCTACCATCAGCGGAGATTGAACAGTTGCCGCAAGCATACTCTCAGAGACTGTAATTGCAAGGGGCTGATTAACCTGACCCATAAGGGCAGGGGACGCCACCTGAGCCGCCAAAACGACCGCTATGGACACGTCTAGCACCGCTGGCACCACCACACCCCCGCCGCCTGTCCCTAGCGGCACAAGGCGTCCCAGTGTTATCCTAGCTAGGGTGCTCATTGCCGTGTCGCAGTGCTGGTTGTGGTTCCATCACCAGTGATTTCGATATCGATGTTTGTACCGCTGATTTCACGACTTGGAGTAACAGTGACAGGATTATTCGGATCTAGACCCCGCATTTGATGAAGTTCTGAGAGTTTCATATTTAAAGTTTGGTCTTCAATTATAGCAGACCCAACGGAATTATCAATAACCTGAGCAGAACCACGAATTACATAAACCCCATCAGAAATATCAGATTTAAACAGAACTCTACCAGATGACATATCAATCGACACATCAGCTCTAGAATCTGAGCAGTTTGAAATTTCTAATCCTCCCTGCCAATCGCGAATAACCAAAGGAGTTTCGTGAATACCTCCAAGATCAATTCTTGCAAATTGTCCTGCATCGCCGCCAGCGACCAAGCTAAAACACTGAAGAAAAGTTGCAGTATTAGTACCACCTAACGTGACAGTCCCAAGAAATCCACATTGAAAAATATATCCATTGAAATAGTTAATATCTCTTATAGCACAATCACGAATTGAGTTTGAACCATCTAGAGTTCCATCTATCGTCAAATTTTTAAATTCACAATTTGAAAAATTAGCTAGATCGTTCAGTGTTAATCCTATGTTTGGGTTATCGCCAAAGAACAAGAAACCATTAGAGAAGTCATTAGTACTTATCGACATTGTCGATAGTATGCGAAATGTCTTTATACCTCGTTCTCTAGCAATCAGTACCCCATCAGAGATATTGTTCACAGGAAAAGCTCTAGTTCCAGTTGGGAAAACAGTTCCAGAGATTCCAGAGTTCACATCAATACTAACTTCTCCAGAACCAAATGCTGCTGCTTGCAAAGCGAATGGATCTTGAAGACCAGCAGAGTTCGCTGTGTTCAGACCAACTTGGTTTTTGAGTGCTACGTCAGAAAGATTTGAGTTTCCTCCAACGACGTTGACATTATAATTACCATCTTCGAATTCTATAACATATGGAGAAAGAATATTAACAACCCGAGCAAGAGTAACCCCAGCAACCGTGAGCGGGGCAGTATGAACGTGATTCGTTGGGTAGGGCATTCCTTCAACATCATCCATTAAATCATTAAGAGTCAATCTTAATGAATTGATGTTGATTTGTCTAATCTCGGTAGGTACAGATTGGACAAGTTGAAGATCATTTCTTGGAATCTTTATTACATACTGAGGAGCAGTATCGCTATAATCAATAGTGATCGTCACAATAATCTCCTATTTTGTTGGTCCTGAACCAAATTTTTCAGCCAGAATTGAGAGGCTCATATATTTATTAACACGTTCCTCCATCTGCAGCAACTTAGAAGTTAGTTCAGAAATTCTCTTATTCTGCTCATTTAGAACGTTATCATATTGAGAAAGTTTTTTGGTGACAGCTTCTACATTCATCTTAGCTATCTTTAACTGTAATTCTGGGTTTCTACTATCCATTGTATTCTATTCATCCACAACCAGAACAACAGTCACATCTAGACCAGAAGAAGTAATTGTTCCAGTAATAGATCCAGTTTTATAATATGGTGAGGAAGATGATTTTCTTGCTCTACCGCTAATCGGTTGATTTCCAAGGAAAGCAAATCCAGTATTTTCAACAATACCTGAACCATCTGAAACACCGGAAAGAATGACGTCTCCAGATGTGGCTGGGCCTCCTGATAAAGCTTCAACATAAACCCTAGCCCCAGAGATTGGAGTAAGAGTGTTTGCGTCAAGAATTGTCACTGAAATACTAACAGCGTTGACCACAGAAGTGGATGCTCCCGATCCATTCCTAATCGTTGGAGTATCACCACCACCAGTGATATTCAAAGTTACTGCTCCGCCTGAATTATTATAGATTGCGGCGGTATTTGTAGAATTGGCCCCATAACCGGAGAACAAATTTCCAGAGAATGTGTAAGTTCCAGGAGTTGTGATTTCTATGGCGTGGCCTTGAGAAAATGAGAAAGAGCAATCAGATATTAGAGAAGGGTCATCACTTTCTATGAATGAAACTCCTGAAGAGTTATTTGCAGATAGAACAGTGACTCCAGAAAGTTCAGCTGAGTTCTGAATTAATTTTGTACAATTGATTAAGGTGGTTGCGGTTAATATAGAATTAGCTGATAAGATCAATTGATCAGCCCCAGTCCAAACTCCGTTTACATCTTCAAAAGAATTTGCGCTTGAATCAACGGTGATTCCCCATCTTGCATTAGCTGGGTTAGCAGAAGCGATTGAAGCTAGAGTCCAAGATACATCAGTGCCAGCCCCTCGAATATCAAATTCATAAAATCCGATAGCTACTTTCTCATCAGCGAAAATAACCGAGAACGCTTCATCTGTGAATACAGAAACGGCTGAGCCAGTCGCTGGACCAATGAACATTTTTCCCTTACCGATGAAAGCACCCTGAGTTGAAGACCACCATCCCCAGAACGAAGTATCTTCATCTTGAATTCTCACAGTTTCAAAAGTATTTGGAGTTCCAACCGTACCAGCATCTACTCGAACACCGAGACCTATAGTCATCTGGTCAACCTGAACATTGTTGAAAGAACCCATAATGGAAGTGATCGTTTGGAATATAACCCCCATTTGAGTGATTGCGGTCAACTGCGCTGGATTTCCAGTATTTGTCAAAGGTGGACTAGCAGTGTTTGAATCTCTACCCAAGTCCATAACTTTAGTGATGAACCCCCCTTTATAGAATACTGTTGGATCCGCGTGCCACTGAACTCTTAACCCCCCACTGTCTACTACGCTAAGTCTTAACCCCCCAGTAGCAGCGATTGGAGTTTTAGTATTAATCCAAACGATAAAGTGATATCCAAATTCAGCACCACCAGAAGAGAAGTCATAAGGAGCTCCAGCACCCAAGGAGGTTGTCTCCATGATAACGACTGTATTCGAGGCTTTTACCCCGATAGCACCAGCCCCTTCCACGAAATCGTCATCACCTGAAATTGATCCAGTAGTCCATCCAGTGGAGCTATCACCAGAATTTACAATTTCTCCAATAAGAGTTACCGGCATTTCATGACCTTATATCTGTGAGAAAATATAACAGTTGCGGCATGAACAGAATGCAAAGCCATTTCATTCTCACTTGGAATAGATATTCCACTTTCTGATAGTTGATGGCCACTCGCAGAACCAAAGAAATACCAATCGTCTTTATGATCATAATCCCAAAGAGAGACAGGGTTACTGAATTCATTCTCAGCCCCTACTAAAACAACTTTTTGACCATCAGATATTTCATGAAAATTTTCTACAGATTCTACTATATCTACTTTAAAAGACTGATTAAAATTCAATCTTTCATCAGTTAGATTTATGATTACAACGTGATCAATATCACCAGCCATCAACAACGCATAATTCCAGGCGTCAAGAAGATCCTGACGCCCAGAGAATACATCTACATCGTTTTCCTCGTAGAAAAAACATACAGAGGCCATATTGTCATCCTTAGGCGTCTGTCGTTCTGATCGCTGTAGCGGAACCACCAGAAGAACCAAGGGTCGCTGGAGTTTCGAAAGTCTTAATAGGAGTAGTGTCCCCATCACGAACTCTCACAAACAGCGACCTATCTGATGAATAGACAGAAGTAAATGTCGCAGAAGTACCAGTCGCCAAAGTGTCGATGTATGAGATAAACACATCATTCGCAGCAGCGGCTTCAACTGTTGCAAAATCAGCGACTCCAGGAACCGCAGCTTCTGAAGCAGTTGGATCAATGGTGAAAGTGGAACCTGCCCAAGAAGTATATTGCAATCTTCGAGCGACACCATTATCGTCAAATACCCGAATAGTACCAGCAGACGGTGTGTCAGAGGGAATACTGGTATCAATCACAACAGATGTGATATTGTCAGTATTCAATGTCGCGTTCAAGCCAAACTGATCAGCTTGGAGGAAGCCACCGCTCTCTGGGCCGACCAACACTCTATCCTCACCAGAAACAAGGCCAGAAACCGTGAATGTGACATTGTTTGGAGGCAATCTCAAAGTATTCGTAAGATCGAAAAGCTGGTCAGAGGCAGTGAGATCTGTTGGGTCCAGACCAATGCCGAATGCGCCGATAACCGCGGAACCAGTTGAAACACCAAGGAATGAGGGAGAAACTGTTCTGGAAGTTACAGAACCTTCAACCGTCATTATTTGAGTATGGTCACTTATTTCATACATATCAGCATTATCAGCTGGGGTTGAACCTTTGAGCAACTGAACCCAAACGACTCCAGTTGTGCCATTGTCATCCACCGCTAATAGAGAAGCTGTCCCTCCACCGATTGCTTGACCAACTGGCCCTGCAGAACTTGTCGCTGTGGCAGAGGAAGTGGTGCCAGTTACAACTTCACCTGAAACCCAAGTGCCGCTTTCTGTTGCGATCACCAAACTGGTTCCTGTAGTATCAACGCCAAGAACTCGCCCGTAGGCAAGAGAAGTTCCACCAGTGACCTTTTCCCCTACGATAAACGGTCCACCAGTGACAGCACCAGTATTGAGGAAAGTACCCCAGACATATTGATCATTGGTTGCAGGCTGAGCGCCGCTTTCTGCATCATAGTTCCATTGGTGGGTTATACCACGAAACAGATCGCCGTTCAATCCACCAATTGTTTCACCCGTACCACGGCGCTGGATATATTTGGCCCATTCGTAAAGATCATTAATAGAAGGAGAGGCAGGAATAGATCCCCCGCCAGTAACAGTCCACTGGGAGTAGTACTCCTCAGGAGATCCGTCACCAGTTACGTCGATTAACTGATAACCCTCAGTGTTAGTAAATTGGTCGTAAGTTCCGATTGTACCAGACGGAGTAGAGTTGTTGAGGTCGGGGCCTGTGAAAAGAGCAGCGGTGTTGTTGCCAGCGCCCATCGTGACAGAGAATTCTGCATACGTGTCGCCAAGTTCTCTGGCAAATACACGAATACGCTCACCATCGATATTGGCACCATCGACGCGAGTCTTAACCATTGTACGAAGCAGAATGTTCGCTGCTGCATCACCATTACCAGAGGCATCACCAGTGACTCCCCAGAAGTTTGTGAGGATTTCATTGTTTTGCACAAGTTCGATTGAAGTTCCTATTGGAACAGAGCCCACCACAACCAGACCGCGATAAAACGTATTTCCGCCAGCTTGTGAGATAGAGCCATCATATAAGTGTTCTACCGCTGTATCATCGACGTTGAAACCGTTGATCAACGAGATAATGTTGTCAGTGGCTCGGTCAGATGGAGTCTCATCTGTGATGTCCAGAAGATCGTTACCTGAGGCCACTGCATCATCTGCTCGATCTTGAAGGAAGCGGTGAAGTTCCAGAACTGTATAGTTGGCGGTCGTACCAGTATAGCGAATATCTCCGTTTACTGCGATCGAGAAGTCGTCTGCAATAGCCATCGTGTGACCCTTTCAATTACATTTTGTCGCGAGCTTTTTTCTGCTTCGCAAGACCTTCGTCGAGTGGTGACTTCGCGGCCCCAGCCCCGAGGATCAATTGACGATTTGCGTTGAACTCGGCCATACGTTGCGCCCGAGACTCGGTGGAAGATTTGATCACAGCCATGATACCAAGCTGGTTCGCCGTTTTGTCTTCTTTGACACGCATGAGACGATTCATAGTAGCATCAAGATGCTCGCCAGCTTCGATCTCTTCAGCTTTCGCTTTTGCAGCGATCTGAGTTGCTTTGTCATAGGCTTCTTGCGCGGCGACAATTTCTGGATGATTGTACCCTTGGGTATTCACTTCAACTTCAACAACTTCCTGCTCAGGAGGTTCAGCAGGACCGAACTCTTGATTCTCGCGCGAGAACTGAGGAGCCGCATTGATGATGTCCGCCCGCTTGAGACCTTCGATCTCAGAAAGCTCAGCTACGACTTCGACGCGAGGCGCTCCATCGGAGGTCCACTGATCGTCGTCAAGTGGATCCATCTGTGATAGTGCCTCAGTAATGTTTTCAGTGATGTCCATGTTGATATCCTTTATAAGTCGGTGACTTCGCCAGCAACGGCCTCAGCGTTGGTTGCTTTGATACCATCCCAGACAGCAGAGGCGGATGGGTATTGAAGAAGGCTGGATGCCCGCCCTTCAACGAAATTCGTGGTGTTCGGCTGGCGACGTACGCGATCATAATCGCGGTGCTTCAAGTGGCGAAGACGGGGGATTCCTACACGAGCCATGATTACCTCCAGCCCAAAGTGGTGAAGGGAGCGACCGGAGCCGCTCCCGTATTGATTATGCTTCGCGAGTGATCAGGCGAGCCATTTTGATCTGCTTCCGCTCTGGGAAGACACGCTGCCAAGAAGCAGCCGCAGCCATCACAGTATTGGAAGGACCACCAGCAGGAGTCGCGCCTGCATAGGCGTGTCCTTTTGGGTGGAACCCCCAGCGGACGCGGTTGTAGAGGATCTCTTGACCGTTACCGTTACCCGCTCCAGGCTGACGCTCGATTTCGACTGGTACGTCAGGAGAACCCTGAGCATACACCATCGCCCCAGCACCAAACATCCATGTCTCATAGATAGTGGAGGAGAACGGCACACCGTCATCAACAATAACTTCACGACCGAGGAAAGTCGGAACCTGAATTGCGAGGTTGTTGACGGAGTCGGAGACAAAGTCGATCAAGTTGTTCTTCAACGCCCTCGCATAAACGACAGAGTGCATCATAACCATGGAGAGGTCTTCCATCGAGTCACCCATTGTGAGGGTAGCGTCGATAAATGCTTCTGCAGAGAAGTCGGTCACACCTGCGGAGTAGGCTCCACCAGAGATGTCGACTGTCATGTCGTTCTGTACGTGCTCAGCGCCAGTAGGAGCAGCAGCGTTGTCGGCGAAGATACCATTCACGGTTGCGACGAAAGCAGCTTGCTGACGACGGACCCAGTAATCGGCGACGCGAGATTGGATTGCAGCAGCAGGATCATCACCGGAAAGCAACTTTGCGAGTTGTTTGGTTGTCCATGACTGGTTGCGTTCCAGACGAACGGCGATTTCTGTGAATGTGCCGATTTTGCTCGGATCGGGATCGACCACACCACCTGAGAAGGTGTTGCGAATGGATTCATCGGCCGTGCGCTCCTCGTCATTGTCGAGGTCGTCATACGTTGGCATGTTGAATGTAAGACCGCCGCCATTCAGCTTGTCGCTCATTTCAGAGTCTGCAGCAACAGCGCCGGAACGGATGAGGCGGGATTTTTCCTCGGTTTCCTCAAGTGCATAAGGAGCGAAGATTTCGGGGACGACGATGTCCGCGATTGATGTGTGTCCTAAAGCCATGGAGAGATCCTTCCTATATGGTCATGGCGAGAGTTGATTTGCTGGCCCCATGACCGACAAGGAGAAAATGTCAAACGCAGATCCCATGATTGCGTTTGACAAATTTGATACATCAGGTTGCTGAGTTTGACAACCTGTTATTTCTTTGGACGCGGCCCACCGATAGTAGTTCCAGCAGCTTTTGCCGCTGCCTCGGCCGCAGGACGGTCTGAGCGGATCAGAGCGCCTTGCTCAGTAACGTTCCAGCTGTCAGCCTTAAATGGGTTGGTAGAGCTAACGCCTCCTGGACCCATACCGCCAGCCCCACCACCGACGGATTCAGGCCACCAGTGCGGACGAACTTTCTGCATCTCTTTCATGAACTGATTGATGTCGGCTCCTGGAGTAACACCTTCCACCCCATCTTTGACGACCCAACGAGATGAATGTTCATCCTTCTCGAGGTAAGACTCGGCAACGAGTTCCACGTCTGGGATCGCAGTGCTGTGAACTTTCATTTCGGCCGCAGCTTTGCGGACAGCCGCATTGCGTTCGCTCTTCGTAAGAGTTCCGCTGAGGTTCCCGACATTTTCTTCCAGCTCTGCGTTCTTGGTCGTAAGCTCTTCGATTTGGCGGGTGAGTGGTGCAGTTTGAGTTTTCAGGCGGCTTTCCACGATCTTGTTAATCGCTTCGTCATCGAGCTTTCCACCAGCGGCGGCTTCCAGTTCCGCGACGCGATCGAGAGTGGCCTGAACTTCTTCTGGGTTCATGCCCTTGAAAGGCTTGAGATCAGCTTTCGTCTTGGCGTGGTCTTCACGCTCTTTGCGCAGACCTTCCTGAACGCGGTCAATGTCTGCTTGGGTTTTCATACCCGAAATTCCTGTGAGAACGGCTTTGCCATCTTTCTCTGTGTAGAGTTTTTCAAAGCCTGCTGGGATCGCTCCCATGCTGTCGTACATTAGTTCCAGTTCCATAACTGGTTCTCCTATATAGAGCGACTCCATAGTCGCGGGTTAATAGAGCATCACGCTCCTGCTGCTGATCTTGGAGATTGCTGTTGTTGCGTGTCGTCTCCAGGACCATTTTGGTCCGCACCTGCCATATCTGGCTTTTCCGGTACTTTGAACGCAAAATCCTCTTCCTGCTCAAGTTTGGCCTGAGCGAGTTCTTCTTCGTATGTCATGTCAGTCATATGCCGCTTTCTGGCAAGACTGTGCATTGATTTGGCTGTAAGTGGGAAGCCCAAGGTGCGAGCAGTTGCCATCTCGACCATTGTCTGTCCTGTGAGAGGCATCTCGCCAAATTCTTTATTGGCTGTTACAGACACTTCATCAGGGTTCTCACCCATCCATTCAGCGCAAGTCTTTAGAATGTCTTGCAGCGCCATCGCACCAGTCTCAGCGATCTGGTTGAGGTCTGCTGTACGGCTCGCAACGCGGATACGCATTGAATCACCGCTCTCACGCTCACGTGAGGTAGAGTCAAGTGTCTGTGCGCCCATCGTACCAGCGCGGCTCTCCAAGCGATCGAGGGACTCTCGCTGCTCTTTCAGCCCCTGAGAGGTCACACCGACATATTCTGCTGTGCCTCCCATTGGAAGATCTAGACGAGCGCCTGCTCCGAGCCGAACTTTCTCATCTTCATCAATATTCGCACCTGTGGTAACGAAAGTGTCCTGACCCTGCATGAACAGGTTTTGGCGATAATCAGCGTCTCCTCGGTATAGAGTAAGACAGAGGTTGCTGAGATCAAGCAAAACCGGCTCATCTGGGTCTGTAACGAGATCAACGGCGTTGACAATGACAAATGGTATCTTCGTGAGCGTTCTGCCCTTGTAGGACGGAGTGATCAGCTGTGATTCAACAAATGCACTGTCTTTGAACAAACCTTGGCGATAAACACCGAATGGATTGTTCTCATCTGGGTCACCGAGCACAAGAACACGATGCTGGGTCTGCAGGTCCCACATGAAGTTGTCTTTGCGCAGATGAGTTGTCTCATCTAGAATAACCATATTCAGCTGATCCATTGTCAGCTCGGTCGCGCCGCTGTCCCAGTTTTGGATTCTCTCCGCGCTATACGTCGACAAAATCGGCTGATCTGGTCCATCGCCCCTTACAAGCGGCAAATCGGCCATAACGCCGACTCGGCCAGCAATTAGTTGCTCGGAGTTGATCCGACGCAGAAAATCAGGCAAAGATTCGTTCTTACTGGAGCGAATGTTCTGCATCGCCTCTGGTAGCTCAATCTTGGGCGGCTGATTGTGCATCATGCCAACGGCCATTTGAACTGCTTCACGGACGAAATTGTGATACCGAGCTCGCATACGATATGACTCGTAGGCTTTTGCGCCGAGTTCTTCGGCAATGGGCCACCCGTCTTGAATATGAGCAGTGGTCGGAGGCAGATACAACTGACTCTTGCTCTTTACCTGACGCTCACCTTTATACGTGTCACGCATCTGAACCCAGATGGGCATCATCTGGACATAAAGAGGGTGACTTGACTGAAGACCATTTTGCATGAGCTCGAACCTATTCAGTTATTTTGCGGTTGACAATGCATATTTTATCAATGTGTCCCAGATGTTCCGCCAGATGTTGCTCGAGTGCCAGCAAAACGCACGAAATACCGAGTTTCGTCTGCGATGTGGTCCTCTGCGTCCGTATCGACGTCGTCTGGGTTTTTCTCATCTCGAGGAATGACTGGAATTCCCTCAATGAAGCTGACGCAGTTAGAAAACACGAAAAGAGCCGATTTTTCACGCGGGAAAATGGCGATCACGTTGCCGTCGGCATCTTTCTTCTTGTTTGGGCCAGCCTGCGACATCATCTGTCTCATCTGGTTCCAGCCAGTCACGCGGCTTCCAGGACGTTTATCAGCGGCGATCCACTGAATTCCTGGATATTTGTTGCCATCGTCAAGTCTCACCTTGACCTTCATGTCCGTAGCGATGCAATTTCCGTTCTCAGCCGCAAAAATCTGCGAATCAGCGACTCCAGGACGAACTCTGCACCAATTTTCTCCCATAGTGCGCCAGCCCCACTCCAATTCGCGTTTTACGATGCCTTCTGCGATATCTGTAGCTAACATGTCCAAACCTTGGTTCGGTTTGTTCGGTTGGCAGCCATACCACTCTCTTACGCGAAAAATATCGCCTTTTATTGTAGAACGCCACTTGTTAGGACCTATCTGGACGTCCTCGCCGTTGCTAATGGCCCACCAGCCCACGCTGAACGGCTTAGAGGCTCCCCAGTCAAAGCTCCTCGTAATCCTCCAGTTGTGTGGGATAGCAAATGGCTGCACGACGTTATATTTCGGGTCCCAGACATCGTCGAACATGCCACCGGACATGATATTCCAGTCGCCTTCCAACCAAGCCTTCTTTTCAGCCTCATTTCGCGCAGATGCAGCGATTTTCTGCTTATATTCTGGGTCAGCTTCCAAGAGCGCGATATTTTCGTCAATATGACTGTGAATGCTCAGGCGAGCAGGCTCTTTCATGCCCTCTTCGTCGATCAGATCACGACGCACAATCATATTCATGCTGTTTGGCTTGAAACGGTGCTTCACCCAGTTGTGTCCCGGACCATATGGGTTGGTCGTGGCGCGAAGCATACGAGGCATACCCTTCGTAGAACTCCGACAGCATGACATCATCCGCTTGTAGCCCTCATCCGTGGGCCAGTTGCAGAGTTCCTCCCAGCCGATCCATGGATACTCGTGTCCGTGATAGTTCCAGTAGTCGTCAGCCTTCATGAACTGTCGGAGAAGCAGTTTCTCCCCATCGGGCCATGTCCAACTCGAGTCTGACTGATTGAACTTCGCCTGAGGCCAAATCTGCGGAAACCATTTCTGCGTCTTCGATATAACGTCGCCAAGCTGCTTGTAAGTCTGTCGGAATAGAATGCCCTTCCACGCCGACTTGTGGCCCTTTCCGACGTGATTCCCGAATGACATGAGCAGACAGTCGGTCTTCCCTCCGCCGCGTGTTCCCTCAAATAGGACTTCGAATATGGGCGTGGAAGACAAGAATGCTTCCTGAGATCCCGGCATCGGCTTCCAGATTACATTATCAGGGAACTTCATTTAGAACATACCACCCATCTTCTGTCCCCTGCATCAATCCATGACGAGACGGATGAGGATCATGTGCCATTTCATTGTTTTCTCTATCCCAAACCACAACATGTCTAACTCCACGTGGTGAGATACCGCATCGTCCAACGAAACGAGGCCAGAAGTCTTTCTCTCGTGGATAGAAATTCAACTCTAATTTATGAATTTCTTCTAATTGTTCGAAGAATTCCATATTCCAAGTTTTCATGTCTTTTATAGGGTGGGGTAGATTCAGGTCTTTCCCAGCTAGAGTATATACCATCGCTCTAGTGCAGTCTCCATGAGTACCTTTCTCATTATCACTGTAGGTCTGCTGATCAAAGGTTAACATTCTACGATCTCCCTGTATGAATCGTCCCGTACCATCGGAAATATTCTTTGATCTCGTCTCATTTTGATGGTCCCAATACGGGCGCACGCGCACCGCGTTTCTTCAAAAAGATTATACGCAGATTTGAGGTTGTTTGTAGCAACTCGCATCCAGGCCATGAATAAGACTTCGTACATGGTCTACGAGGGTAGCGGTTCGTCATAGCACCCGCAAGCCTCAAATTCAGGCGATTTGTCATGGATCGCCATGTAATCCCAGTCAGGACACAGGTGGACTCGGTTCTTCCCCTGATTCTTGTAGTATTGGGCTAGGACTTCCTCGTGATCCATGTTCTCTTTCCACTGAATCATCTGTGAACCTCAATTGAGTGACATCAACCCAGCCGATCGCCTTCTTAGCGCGAACATAATGGCCTGCGTAATTCGCAGCTGATATCACGTTGTTTTCATGATCCACCCCGAGCAGACAAAAACTACCTCCTGGAGTTTCTGCTATAACGATCCAGTTCCCTGGATACCGTCCGCCTTTTCGCGGGAATACTTTTCCGATCATCGATTTAGACATTGCTTAATCCACGTATGTGCCTCAGCAGGTGTCATGAAAGTCTTGCTGGAATACCGACCCTTATCGTCCCAGTAATGAGCGCGAACCCCTTGTCCAAGAGCGGTGATCTTTGGTTCTTTCATTGTAGGCTCCGATTGCTATTTGGTAAGCGTAGCAGCTTGGGCTTCTCACGAAAAGCCTTATGTGTCTCTCGTTATTTTATTTCTCGTATATAGGATGCTAATGGTGTCTTGATGGCTGAAAGAGGGGGTGGGGGGAGTGCGCCCTTACCCCGCCAAGACTGGAAGCCGTTGGTGGGGCGGGGTTGCGTTGGCCTAGGGCGTTACACTTGCAAGTTGTGTAAGCACCTGTGCAACCAAGGGTGCAGCTAGTGCATAAATAATTACAACCGCAAGTAGTGGGGGTAAAATGCGTACCATGGGGTAAACCTTTGTGTTGTGTGTGGGGGTGGCAGGGGCAACCGTTGCCCCTGCCTTGGTTGTGTTAGCCCTTGGCAGGCACAGCTACCAAGTAGCCCTGTGCAGGGCGTAGGGGCCACTGCGCGTGGGCGTTGCAGTTGGCGTTGGGCTTGGCGGCTGTGCCAAAGCCAGCGCTTGGCACCTTGCCCCCGCCCTGTTGCCAAGCGGCCAGCCCTGTAGCCAGTGCGCTTGCATACTGCGCTTGTGTAAAGCCTTGCTTGTGCTGGGCGGTTAGCGCCGTTGCCACCTTGTGCATGTAGCAGCGTATGCTATTGCCCGTTGCGTGCTTGGCGGGCCAAGGCCCCATTGTGTAGCGGGTTGCGCCCTGCGCGGCTGGTGCTGGTGCTGGTGCAGCCTTTTTAGCTGCGGTTGCCTTTGGTGCTGTTTTTGCGTTTGCCATTGTGTTGTTACCTTGTGTTGCGGCCCTTGCGTTATTGCTTGGCCTATACCTAGCCTAAAGGCAAAAGCCAACCGACACAACACCTTTTTTACATTTAATGACATTTAATTTAATGATTGTATTTTGGACACAGTGATGCAGAAAAGACACGAGTGGCCAGAAGAAGAAGAAGATGAGGAGCTCTCGGAGGCGACAGAAGAAGAGACAGACTCGGATTAAGTCACTCGGTCAAAATCGGTCGGTCGGTCAATCTTTCACTCGGTCTTCTTTTTCGTCGGTCGGGAAGATAAAGAAGATGGGCCTTCTATTTGATGAGGGAGCCGACGCACCCCACGATTGTCGGCTCCCTCTCAGCATCATATCAGGCAGATCGAGGTCAGGCAACCCACCCAATAACGACTCAACCCTAGTGGCGGAGGGGAGGACGCTGATTCCGTGAGAACGATGCACCCTGCGCGATAGCAGGTCTGCAGACTGTGATAGTACCACCGAGGGTGAACGCCCAAGTGAGTAGATCAACCTCGTGGCGGAGGACGGACTTGTTGTCGGAGAGGGGACCTGTGAACGTGGGCTTCACCGCGCCGAATACTGCGCCTGCTGCGTTGAGAACGATGTTTGAGCTTTTCATGGACTTACCTTTCATACGTGGGTTACTACATACACGCTACCATCAGGAATTTACGGAAACAAGCATCCGTTATCTTCCTTTGTCTTCTTTATCCTCGTTTATCCTTATCCAGATCCAAGGAAGAAGAAATAGAAGAAGATGCCTTATGAGATGTAGAGGAAGATACATTATTAGACGACGACCGACTCGGACAAACTCACTCGGTCAAAATCCATCGTCGGTCTAATCTGTCTGGTCCTCAATTTCTTCAGGCATTGGAGAAACATCCTTCGCCTTTGCGAATCTTTTCTCCCAGTCATCGATGGATGCCATCTCAGCAGGAGCAACCAGAACACCGCCAGAGTGATTGACTTTCATCTCTTGCTTTTCACGGTAGCCTTCGTCGTGCTTCTTCAGCTCCATCTCGATGAGGCGGATTGGGTAGACCGTTTCTTCGGAGACGAGGTTGCCGTTACGATCGTAGCTCTTCTTAATCGTCCCGTTGAATACCAAGTCTTGGTGATGCCCAATAAGCTTCTCCTGATACTCTTGCTCTGCCATCAGCATTGCCTCGGCGAATTCCTCGTCTGCTGCCATATGTTCACGCACACATTGCGGGGAAACACCCACGGAGGCTGCGCTCTCTCCCATCCGCCCCCACTTCCGATACTCATCCAGGAATCTGCCTTTTTCTGCATCCCCGAACTTTATCCGGTCCATCTTTATCCGACGTCGCCACGTTCCGTCTTCATCTTGTTCTTCAATGACCACCACTTTTGATCCACGGGAGAGAAGCGAGGTAGGTCGTTTCCGCACTTGGGCGTTGTCGTAGGTATCTTGGCTGTAATCATCTGGCATGGTTATCTGGGTCCTTATCTACGAGCGGGCGATGAAGAAGACGAAGAGATCGCTCCCGTCAGAACTATATTCATCATATGGCCCAAGAACAAGCCAGTTATCTCCCCGATTCTGCTACCTCTTTCGGTAAGGTCAGCAAATCAACCCTCTTAGGGCTCAAGTGGTTGTTTTAGTTATATTCTTTTTATTATTCTAAGAACTAAGAAAAAAGAGATAGAACCATACTGACCACCAGCAACCAGACCTCAGCCACCAGACAGCCCCGCTTGGGCCAACTCAAAAAACGCAAAACGTCCGCTATTTGATATTAGTAATTAGAATCCATCAAATATCATTTGCAAAACAACGCTCTAAGAGCTAACATCTATCCACGCCGACCACCCTCTAAGACCTTGGAGAATATCATGAATATAGAATACATCAATCCTATCCAACCCATCAGGCCAAGATTCACTGAAGACTCGAAATTCCCCCTGCGGTTCAGGACACGACCCAAACTGCAGAGAAGGATGATTAAAGTCCACACATACGCAAACCAGATCGCTGCGATGCGACTGTATCGTGCTGTCCGTAACGGGGATGTCCCCCAGCAAGTCGGGGTAGCTGACCTACACCAGTTCATCGCACCAGACAAGGCATTCAGCAAAGTCACCCTCGGCTATGTCGTTATCAACTCGGTAGACTACGAGCCACGACAGTTGGTGAACAGCAAGAAGGTGGAAAAGCCGACCCAGAGTTATGCATTCAGAGATGTGAAGGAATTAGAGTACGGTCTCGAATGGATAATCTGCTCTTTCCTGCGCAAGTTCCTGAACCAGTACAACGCAGCAGACTTGCAGATCAACACTCAGGAAGCGATGGAGGAAGAGCTCGATATCCTAGCAACCCAGAGCCACCAAGAACAGATGGAAATGGAAGCAGACTTGCGAGACTTTATGACAACTCCGATTATCTGGATGCAGCACTCTATCGACTACAAGTGGGAGTTCCAAGAGGTCTATCCACGATACAAACCCGAGACCCCTGTACCACAGACGCCACCCGTGGACTTATCAAAGGCGTTTTGATTTTTGGAGAAACGTGGCGCGGAAAGGGCCGATAACAGGCCCTCTCCGACCGATTCTAATGGACGTCGATCTTCTTGCTGTCGCCAGCAACGCCACCCATGATCATATCCATGAAGCCACCGCGACCAGTGTCCTCGTGTTCGACACCAGCCTTGACCATTTGGGCATGATCACGCACGGCGGTTACCATATCACAGAAAGCTCCACGAGCCAGAAGCTCAGCACGTTCGGCAGCAGCAGTTTCGCCAAGGTCGATTTCCATCTGCATCTGGTCGAGCCGGAATTTCCAAGCGGCGTTCTTCTCTTCTGCAGTTTTGCGGAATTCACACAGTTTACAAGTCATAGTTTCAACATCTCCATTAGTGTTGTTGCCTGAAGACGAGCGTCGTCCAAGGCGTTGTGGTTCGGCTGGGCATCGGGGCGTTGATAGCCCAAGAGTTCCGCCCGCCAGCGGATCGTTCTGTAGTCCAGCTCCTGCCTGTACGTCCAAGGAGGCTCGAATCCAACATCGCGACAGTGCCCCTCAATGAGCACCAGATCGAAGCTCGGGGAGTTGGCCCAGACCTTGCCAATCTCATGAGACTTGAAGAACATCTTCAGCTGATGCAAGGCAGGCATCAAATGAACGCGAACAGCCCCAGCACTGAGTGGATCATACTCCTGCTCGCGCCACCATTGCAGAGTGTCAGGCTGCGGACAGCGCCCAGTCCTGAGCATGACATCCATGATATCCACAGGAATGAACAGGCTGTCTCCCAGCTTGCCTTCTATCGGGTTAAAGAGTTGGACACCAATCTCGAAGAGTGGAGCGTTAACCCCCACCCCCAGAGTCTCGATGTCAATCATCGCATCCCATTGCATATTCTATCTCCTAGTTATCGAACCAATAAACGATCCGGACTTCGTCTGGCTTGCCGATCTTCCACAGCTTGGGCATTGTATCCCAAAGGAAGTGCTGCGCTGTTTCGGCGTAAGACTGCTTCCACTCAACCTGAGTTACAGGTCCTTCGAACACGAAGCCAGTGTCTGGAGCATCATGGAAATGACGCCACGTCAGAGTATCTGCACCGAACTCGGCTTTGAGCAAAGCGAACATCTCATCGTTCGTGACATTTTGAATGTCCCCGCCTCCGATGCTTCCAGACCAACTTTCGGGCTTACCCCGCAGATGCCAGCGCAAGAACTCACGCTTGCCGACAACGCCGCGTTTCGTCGTGGTCTGTGTCCAGTCATACTGCAACAGTTCTTCAACAGTTTGCCAACTGTGTGAATGACCATCGCAACCATACTCATCGCTTGCAGTGTTCACCTCAGAACACACATCATCAGGCAACCCACGTGGATCACAGATAGGAACGTATCCGTCACCAGTGTCTACGCCAGCGAAACCGTATCCATTGCGAACATTTGCAAGAATCGAGAACAGACCATAGTTCCGGCCAGTGTACATCGGCTCTTTCTCAACAGTGAAGCCTGGACCCCACCTGTATGTTGACAACCGACCATCTTCATCTGGATCAGGGAACCACTCATCAGCAGTGACCCATGTGTCGCCGACTTTCTTCTCGACGTAGAAGTGAATATCGCATCCCATATTACGTTCCTTTATTTTCCATCTGGTGTGAGATCAGGCCGACCAGCATGGCTGGGTCATCGTGGATGCCGCTGAGCGTGGCATCCTGCAGATCACACATCTCATCTACGAGACTGTGCAGTTCTTCGCGCAGCGTCTGGGCCAGAACCATATCACCAGAGACCATGATCTTGACCTCGCGTTTGTTGTGAACTTTCATGAAACGTTCTGCCAGAACTTTGTTCTTCGCGCGGAATTCATCCCATATCTTGCCGACTTCTTTCTTCGCGACTGTGAATTTGTTTTCTACGTCGGCCATCTCTTCTTGAGCTGGTTTCTCATCCATGCCTAACCTCCATTTGGGACCATGTGATTTCTGATTGTATCGTAACGAGTGAGGACTTCGCATCAATCGCGCTGCCCCATGAATCTGTACCCAAGATAAGACCCATGCCGACCAGTGTCTGGTCATGGATCATGAACGCACGGTTCTTGAGTTTGAACAGCCCCTCGTCATCCACATACATGATGTCGCCATTATCCCAGGAGGCACCAGTGGTGAATGTACCAACAGGACCAGTCAGCCCCTTGCTGAGATACTGGTAGATGGGATCGATACCATCACCTACATCTACCTCAGTGACTTCACTGGTCCAAGGGTTGATTAATATTCCGCGCATTACGCTGCCTCCATTGCTTCTTTGATTGAGTAAAAGTATTCCCACTGTGAAACGCCTCGTGTGACACGATAGACATTGTCTCCGATGGCATCCAGGGTATCGCCGATAGGGTGCTCAGCGTAATCTGTTTCCAAGAACCACCACTGCGTATCGCTGATATCCAGCTGCTCTGTGGTAGTGAATGGGCGACGCTCACCGAGCGGCTTCCCTTTGACCATCGCAAGAGCGGTACGCACGGCGTCTTCTGCGTCATCAGTGAAGTATGCTGAATCGTGATGCTTCCCAGTGCCGATGGGGTAGACACGGAATTCACCCCAGTCATAGACCCACCGAATGGTGAGACCAACTGTACGACCGATAGCCGCGACTTCTGCTTTTGTGAATTTGAACATCTGATCACCAAGTTGAGACATACTTCGCTCCTTCCTTGAGCAGTGCAGTATAACCGAACTTATTGTTGAAACGTGAGACCTCTGCATCCAGATCAGGATGCCCAGCCATTGTCAGACGACTGGCGTCCATACAGACTTCAGCGATCTCTTCAGCATCAGCGTCATGAGGCATGTCAGCAGCGATGTCTTGCGACAGAGCATTTAGAGCATCTTGCAGCTCTTTTGAGAATGTATCAGTCATGGTGCAGTATACTCCAATCCATAGTTTGCGGCGACTTCTTCAAATCCCTGTTCCCAGCTCTCTGGAGGGGTATTGTCGTGAACCTCACGCATATCCCAAAGGAACTCATAGAGCAGTGCTCCCAGGACAGGAACTACTGGGACCAGATCATGGAGAGGTAAGTTCTCCATCTTTGGTTCATACTCCTCATCAGTTATCAACGCACCAATGGCACACTTCAACCCATTGGATCGGAGAAGGCACAACTGGTCTTCTCTTTCAGACCGAATACCCTGCTTCCGCAGATGTGTGACCATCTTATCAAATGCTTCTTGTTCGTTCATTTCAACATCTCCGCTGCCATCTTCGACAGAACGACAGGTTCACTCTTGCCGTGTTCAATGCGGAACAGCTTTGGGTCATACTCAGCATTCTGCACCCAGCCATCAATCAGCTTCTGGCAAACGGCTTCGCGGGCTTCTGGTGTATCAGTTTTGACGCGGGGCATGGAGCGGAAGGTTGAGCCATAATCAATCGTGTTGGTCAGGCGACCATCATAGTACAAACGTGTGACGGGGTATGACATCTTTTCTTACCTTTGTGTTGTTGTGTACCTACACAGTACCATGCGACAAATATCGTGACAAACGTAAAGTGTCCCGCCAGCGATAAACACCAGCGGGACACCTGCAGAGTCACTCCAGTATCAGTGATCGATATAACCTCTTTCGCAGACTCGTCCGGCTCGTTCCGGAGTCTGTTCCGCTAAAGCGTCACGACCAGAGAAGGTAACGCCTATGGACGTCCCAGAGCCTCTGTTGCTGGGTTTATAGGCCAATACCCAGCTAGGCCATCCCTTGCGCTCTAGCAGGCCCTCCGAGCCGTGCTACGGCGGTCCTGTGGCGGCGCTATACGTAGCACACCATTAGGACGTCTGCCAAGCGTTATGCAGTCAATCTGTAGCCACGCCGGACCAGCCGACTTGCGTGGTCTACCGAGTGTTCCGTACTTGATTTGGGAATATCTCCGCTCAACTACGCCAGTTTTCTTGTGGACTCTGACGTTTCGGTTGTGCGAGTAATAGTATTTACTGAACCACATTACGGAACGGGCTTTCATCGTCGTAACCAGTTTCAAGCAGTTGTGCCGCGTGATTTGCCATGATGACAACACGATCAGGCAGTTCGGTCAGCTCCATGCGGTAGTGGAACTCTGGGGAATACCAGCCGACGGACTCGACGATAACAGTCTTGCCGCGTTTCCAGACTTGGAATTGTGCTTCCTCGGTAGCTACCAGCCTATCAATGTGATCTGGCAAGTTTGACACGCCAGTCCACTTGACACGATTGGCCTCGTGATCATACGTTGCGAACATAAGAAAGGTATGGTCTTCCTCGTTTGGGAGATACTCAGTCTTCATAGCTTTACCCTTTTCATTGGCGGGCATTATTGCCCACCTACACAGTACCACGCGACGTTTAGGCCGACCAATTCTTTATTTCCGCCAAGACGTTGGATGTGTACGCTTGGGCTTTTCTCGTTTTTCTGGCTTCGGGTAATCAATAGGCTTCATAAGAGTACACTCCTCCTGAATTTCTATAACAATATCAGGATCAAGATCTTTTAGAGCCAACGACAGAGTTCCTACCGATTCAGATAACATGAGTTTCATTCTAAAGCTCCGCGTCTCCGAGCCATCCCATCAAGGCATCACGATAATCCCAGAACCCAGAAAGGCTTCCGTCATCGTCTTTGATCGTTGCTCGTTCAACAACTTTAGAACCAGAAGGTGCGACGATACCACCAGTCTCGTTGACGTGGATGTCTGACTCTTTGCCACCTTCTGGCATCCAGATTTCAAACACAACGCATTCAGTCACACCTGCGCCGCCATGTTCAATAGCGTGACCAACTGCTTCCCAAAGTTTTGATCCACGGCCCCACGACATCTTGTTCGTCGCTGCGATAAAGAAACTATTCATACCTGAGTAAACCTTCCATCAAAGAAATTCGAGTAAGGGCGAACCCAGAGAGTATCACTGGTATTGTCAGCGATCATGTACAATACGCCGACTTCCAGAGTAGCTTCAATCATGCAATGACCCATGATAGTGTAGATGCGACCAGTTTTCACGTGCAGGAATGTTGTCCCAACGTAAGAGGCGACACGCGACTGTTGTTGTTCGCTGATCATGGGATCATCATCTCCAGGAACTCGGCAGGTGTCACGCACTGCGGATTGCTCCAGCTTTCACAGCCAATCACTGCGTTGAGCAGGACAAACAGGATCAAGGATGCGAACACCCAGCATCCTGCGAAGTTGAGAATATATTTCATGGTCTCACCTCCGGACGAATAGAAGTTACAGGCGCTGATGTGTAATCGCAGAAGGAATCTACTTGGTAGCCTTCTGCCTCAAACATCATGCGGAAATGCAGAGAGGTTTTCACGCACTCTACGGGTCTTTCAACGATGAAGTAAATCTCGTTGCCGTCTGGACCAGTGAGGATCATGGTCAGGAACGCTAGAAGTTTCATTTACTTCTCCGCCAACAAACGCGCAAACAACCGAATCGCTTTTTCTTTGGTTGTTTTGCCTTTTTGGATTCTAACCATTTCACCATTATTTGCGCGGACAGTAATGTCTTTTTTGCTTACCCCCACCATGAATTCTGCATTCTTGTCATCCGTGAAATTAACAGAGTCAGTAGCAGAATCGTAGTTGGCGTAGCTGTAGGAGTTCTCGTATGTCATTGGGTTTACCTATTTGTTACTGTAAGACCAGTATACAGTGCGAGCCTAGTAAAGACTAATTCAGTTTGTCACGCATACGATAAACAAGTTCTTTGCTTGTTACTTCAACAGCGCCAGCTTTTACGGCTTTCGTGCGCATCGCTTTGCTGATGTCGAAATGTTCCCGCCATGTGTCTTCTGCTTGGATATGTTTGTGGCTCATACCGATCTTGGTCATCATGTCCAGCAGTTCTTGTTTAGTATCAGCCGCGCAGTGGCACATCTTCATGCGACCATAGGGGATTTGCTTATCGTCTACATATACTGTCATGCGTCAAAGATATCCTCGAATATGCCACAGAACTCAGGGTTCGGGACTTTCTCAACGATTGCATCCATCTCCGGATGAAGTCCGCAGCCGAGGAGTTCTGCCTCTTCATCAGATAGTGTCATGCACCACCCATCAAGGATTTCCAAATCTGCCTCGTAAACACCATCAGCACCAAGGACAGGGTCAAGGCTTTCCAACCATTTCTCCTCAGAGCAAAACCTGTTGATCATACCGTTATCATAGGCGATGAGTAGGGCAACACGTTTGATGCCAGCGAATTTATCAATCTTTGCCATTATGCCTCCAACACCATATCTTCTGCCCAGTCCTCGTAATCGAACATCTCAGGGATCCATGTTTCCAAGATGAGAATTGTTTCCAATTGCTGACGTTTGCCAAGATCGGGGCGGAACAGAACACCCACACGGAACACGAGAGTACCTTCCATAAGAGGCTGCTCAAGTTTTGATCCAGGTAGATGCTCACCGAGATCTGGTCCGGTATAGTATCCCTTGGGCGTGAAAGGACTTCCATTACCCATATAATTTGTTGGGTTCCAGAAGCCGATCCGCAATCCAGCGGTAACTCTCATACTGTCAATGGCTGAGCCCATTCAGGCCACCCTCTGTTCTTGTAGGTCGCCGCACGTTTGTCAGTCGCCCAGCGTTCTTGCAGGTATGCTCTGTAAGACTCTGGTACTGGCAGGTCTGAGAAATCCAAACCAAGACCTTCATGACGAGCGCTATTTTGAAACGGTAGCAAAGGACCATCTGGAATGCAACCGATAAATCTCCCAATGTAAGGTGTCCGCTCTGCGCTTCCATGTTTAGTTCCGTAGCGAACCTGCCATTCGGCGGAGCAGGCGTAGGCATAGGTAAGGCACCACTGCCAATTTGACCGCGTAGCCCCCACCCAGAGCGTCACTGGATGCGCCTTGTGGGTTGGCTTGCACCCTAACCCCACACCATACTCCATGGTGTCCGGTGCGTGTCTGTGTACGGCGGTAGACAGCAGTTGGTTGGCTTCACGCAGCGCGGTCCCGATACGCTTGTCGTCAAGCAACTGCGGAGCCAGCGTTGGGTCAGTGTCAAGGATAAACAGGTTCATGACTTCACGGCCTCGAATTCCAGCTGAAAGTTACTTTCAACAAATGAGAGCAAGTCGCCGACTTGTCTTTCCAATTTTTGAATGCGGAACTCAAATTCATCAACTTGTTCAGATTTCGCTTTTGGATTTTTCGGTACTAGATCTCCGAACATATCTTTGCGAACTCTGCCGATAGTGTGGGCAGAAACTCCCAACATATTTCCCATTCTTATGTCTGTGTACCCAGAAGGATATTGAACTCCACCATCAACTTTTGTCAGAATTTCTTCTAGTTTCTGGTGAATTTCAATGATTTTTGAGGGTGAGGCATAACGTGTTCTAGCCATTTTCGATAACTCCATTTTTTGTTGCAGATTCTATTGCGTTGTTGATCATATCATTCCCGTTCGGGAACAACGCACTGAGATGTTCTTCGCTAATAGTCAGTGATTTACACAGATCAAACACGATTTCAATCAGCTCAATCTCCCACACAGCTCCAGTTCCTGGTTCATAGAACTCAATACGACCAGAAGGCGCAATAGGAAGGGCTGTGCAGATCAATGAGAACTCTACATTCACCATGCTGAACGGTGCATCTGATTCATTGTCGTTGTAGACATAAAGGTCTTCAAAGCACCATTGGTGTGAACCGTACATCAGCCTTCCACCTTGTGAAGTTCGCCATCGGCGTTGCGGATATATTTCTGACCGAAGCCAAAGCCGAGAATACCACAACCCTGACTGTCCCAGGATTTCTGCGTCATTGTAGCCCAAGGACCGTGGCGTCCGTTGCGGCCCATAGTCGCACCATCATAGACAACCTCATCTTCTTGCTTGGTGAAAGGTTCTCCCATGTCATCAAATGACCTTTTCTCTGCGCTGATGTAACGTGACATTTGTCTTACCTTTTGTTTGTTTCCGTGTAACTAGTATAGCACACGAAAACTCAGTGACTAGGCTTATTTGTCAACCAAACACACGCTCCACGACCTCAACCAAATAGGAAGTCTCGATCTTGTCGGTTGCATTACGACGGGCTTTTTCGATAATCTCACGGAAGTAAGCAACGTCAACGCCAGTGAGTTGTTCTTCCAGAATGACGGGGTTGTTGAGATCAAGGTCGTTGATCTGCATAACCATCTTGAGATATTGCCCAGCGTTGATCTTCCATCCACGCTGAATGAATTTCTTGGCACGGAAGATGGAACATACTGGATACAGTGACCCACGGTAAACCAGTGTCCGCGACATCAAGGCCAGCAGTGCATCTTCGTTGACAACAACACCTTCTTCGTATGTCCAGTAATTAGTGCAATGGACAAAGTCGAAGTTTTCGTGGATAGCTTCTGGACCGCCAAAGAACCGGATGATAACCTGCACACCACCTTTGAGCGTGATCGCATTTGATGACAGGAACACAGGGTGGAATTCTGGCTTCTCGTCCGCTACTTCTTCATCGACCTCGCCTTCAGCAGGCAGGTCCCCAGCGACACCAGCAGATTTTACCATGATACGGACACGTTTCCGTCCTTGGGTATCCTGGAGTTCTTCCAAGGTCATGTCGCATCCGACACCATAGTGATTGGCGACGCGGCCAGCTTTGAACTTGCCGATGTAGTACTCGGCGACTGCCGCTGTTGTTTCGAAAGTGCGGAAGTAGACATCATAGTCATTGACATCTTCGCCCAAAAGCATGGACGCGATAGACCCACCAGTGACGATCACTTCTTTCCTGGCGGCTTTGCGCAGAGACTTGTCTTCAATCGAATCCAGCCATCCATCAATCTTTTTGGTCAGTATTCGATTGATTGTTCGCGTTTGTTTTCCTGTCATTAGCTTTTTCCTTCTAAATCAGATTCTTGGTGCTCACCACACCAGTGACAGGCACCCTATGGGTGCCTGCTACAAGATCAATCGCAAGTGTCTGTTTCTGTAACAATGGTCAGCTTGCCATCAGCACCGTAAATTGTTTGGTCGCTGATCGTATCACAGTTGGAAGTTTCTGGTTTGCGGTTTGTCGCAATGAGAATGCCACCAACGACGATAATAACCGGGATCAGCCAGCCATTATCACCGTCCCCAGAGGTGACAACAGGTGGTTTTTCTTCGGGCGTCGCTGAGGCCATTGTTGCATAGAAAGTAAACACTACACAGAGTTTGATAAGGTTCTTCATTTTGGTTCCTTTCGGGTTGATCGTTTCGCTAGTTCTAAGATTTTGTCAAACAGAAACTGCTGCATTGAGCGCGAGCAGTCGTGATATCCCATGTTATTGTGGATCCACTCCTCATAGATGGTAATTGCAAGGAAGTCCACGCCGTTGGCAAGGCATTGACGGGTGATCAGGATATCACCATCCAGAGCCTGAGCAACAATTCCAGGACCAAGTGTCTCAACGAAAATGATGCTGGTCGGCTCAACAAAGCAGTGGATACTCTTGAGAAGCGAGCAGGCGTCTCGGATCGTTTCCCATTCAGCATCGCTTGGTGTAAACTTGACGTAGTCTATCACGTCGCGGTGTGCTTTCAGTAGATCGCGGGTACTTGGTTTCAAGTGGGCGTCTTCAACGAATTGCTCAATGCTATCCAGAAACTCATCGCTGGGTGAGGCACAGTCGCTGAAGTCGATATTCCGTTCAAACCCATCCCATGCTGGATCAACGACACGGCGAGAAAACACCGGATCAGGCACTTTGGGAAGCAATGTCCCCATCTTGTAGATCAAGTCATAGGTGGAGGCCAAGGTGCGGTCTTCCGTCAGCCTCATAGGACATGTGAAGTTGTAAGTGAACCGCGTCGGCTTGACCAACTGGTGGACACGCACACCGCGATAGTAGATGTACTGACTTTGCCCACGATAAATCTCAACGCCATCACTGACGATCCAAGGTTCATTCTGCAGAAAGATCTTGCCACGCTCTGCATGTACTTCACCGATCTCTTCACCTTTGACGGTAAAGATTGTATCACCTTCGCTGCGAACGTACGAGATCGTACCTGCTTCATCAAGCGTGTTTGAGTAGAGCTCGCGGTACGCCTGCCAGACTTCCCAGTTCTTGCCGAGATCAGTGGTGAACCCAAGCTGCTCGTCGTCCATGAAAATCATCTGGAAAGGCTTGCCACGGATAAGCTTCTCGCGTGTGGAGAACTCAATGAGCCTGCCTTCTGTGAACAGGGACACTTCATGGCCTGTGCGAAGCAAAGTCGCAAGAGCATATTTCAAGCCAGTGCCGAACTCGCCAATGGGATTGTCATTTTCTTTGACGTTGACACCCATAGTGCGGATAACGTCAAGGTCAATGTCTCCGGAGTTTGTGAAGTAGATTGCCATTTCTTTACCTTTTGGTTGCTGTACCTACACAATACCATGTGAGGCATGTGGTGAAAAACTGTATTTGTCTTACTTGTGAGAAATACTTTTGCGAGCATTCTGGCTCTGTGGGATCGGACGATTTAAGTTCACTTTGTTGCCAGCTTCAAGACCTGCTTTCATTGCACCGATTTCTACCTGAACTCCTCGGCTGTTGGTAGGTTTGATCACATGGCTCGGCAGTGCGCTCTTCATGCCTTCCTCAATAACTTGTTCCTTGAGAACAACCAAGTCTGTCCCAGTCTCGCTTTGTTGCTCACGCTCGTTCATGAGCTGATAGATTTTGTTGGTTATCGTTTCCGACATACCCCACATGAATCCCCAGTATTGAGTGTGACGCGACACGCCCTCTTCTTTTGGGTTGTTCTTGAGCCACAGTTTCCATTCACGGTTCATGGTATCGTGGACCATAATCAGCAGGAACTTATACATCTCAACGTCTTCATTGAACCCAAAGCCGTTTGAGCTCTGCCGATGAGGATCGTACCAAGTGACGACGCCGCAGAAGCGACCGATTGGCTTGCTGCACCATTTGGCACACGGATGCTGAGTTTTGATACCGTAGGCAAACTCGCCGTGGCTCATATCCTCACGAACATTGGCGGCTCTTAGGGCGGCTTCGCTGATGTTATGTTTTGACATCAACTTATCAGCCTTATCCAGAGCGGCCAGAGCCTCGGCTTCGCTGGCACCTTTCTCCGGCACCATCTGGCGTAGCTTTAGAATTCTTGCTTTGATATCTTCGATCTTGGACATGTTTCACCTTTATTTCTGGAGGGTGGTACTGGACTCGAACCAGTTTTCGCTTGATTACAGGTATCCCCATTTTGACCCGTCGGTCATACAAGCGGTTCCCATGAACGGCACCACCCCACCTATACACTAAACCGCGAGGTTACTCTTGAACAGGCTTTTGTTTCTTTACAATGACAACTTTTGTCTTGCGATCTGTCATGTGTTCAAGAGCCAGTTGCCCAGCATGTTGAGAACAGAGCAGCAGACCGTCAACCTCATGTGTGGCGAATTTACCACAGTGATCTGCTGACAAGCCTCTCTTCTCAATGCGATTCTCAAGATATCTCTGGTATCCTGGAGTTAAGGCTTCTCTGTTGAGAGTATGCTCGCACTGAGGCCGACGCACACTATCGAATCTTTCGTCCAGCCACTTCACCCGCCTAATATTCATTGACTGGCTCCCCGTTGGGCTTGCAGATGTAGATACCGATCCACTCCGCTCCGTCTCTGATCTCTAGGAATTCTTTGTTTGCGGTGACCCAAGCGTAGAAGCGAGGATCTCTGATCCAGTCGTAGTTGAGCGTGATATCAGTGCGTTTTTCTCTTATGAAAACTGCCCAGCGTTCTTTAGCGGCGAACGGGATTCTAATCCCCATTGCTTTTCGGCATTTGTCGCGGAGAATTTCATGAGTGATCACTTCTTGTTCCACACATGCTTGAACCAAGCGTAGGTCACGGAAGCAACCATAGACTGAATCGTGTAGGCCTCAAATTCAATTGAAGGAAATTCTTCTCCGATGCGAGCTCGAACTTCTTGCCAGACGTGTATACATTCGTGAGCAATTACACCCAACATGGAGTGAAGTTTGTGGTCTCCTGGAGGAGCAATGACGATGATACAAATAGGATCACCGTTCTTGGGATTTTTGTAGATGCAGCACTTTCCGGCTGAATCTTCAATCGGATAAGGTTCATCGCTCAAACCAAGTTTATCAAGCAAACGATGCCAGCTTTTCTCACTCGGGGTGTAATAGGCTGTGATGGGGTATGGACCAATGTCCAGAGGGTAATGCCATTTCGTCATAATTCTACCTTATAAGGTGGGGCCGATGCGACTACCTGCGCACCGACCCCTATTGCTTGACTTAAAAGGTCAACCCAGTTGCGACTGGATGCACCCGAGACTATCTGACCCATTGCAATTCTTTTACTCTCAAAGCATACGCTCTTCCACTGAGCTACTCGGCCATAATGGTGTATGGTAGCCGAGACTGGATTCGAACCAGCGACCTTATGTTGTGGAGAATTGCTTGGTCTCCTGTCTTTTCGTTTCTCACACTAAGGGGCATAAGTCTCTTAAGTATGAGTCACAGGGTTTGGTTCCTTCTTGAAGTTTTCCACCTGCTTTGGTAAGTCTTAGTCTCAGTCTATCCCCTATGGGATTCGTTTAGCTAAGGATATATCCGAAGATCTCCTTCGCAATGCTCATATCTTTGACATCCACCGTGTTCGCCCGCTGGCGGGCCTTTTTCACAGCCGAGATCATCTTGTCACACTTGATCAACATGGCCGACTTCTCGTGTGGCGTGATCATGCTTGACGTATGGGTTGTTTCGATGCGGGCAACCGGAGTGTCCTCGTTCCATTTCTCCACCTGCGCCGGATGCTCTTTGGTTGGCTCCACCAAGATACGCGACTTGAGGACCTTCTCGGTCTTCATCGCCACCGTTGGGTCCGAACGATAAACACCATCGCCCAAGGTTGGATCAGGGCTCCATTTGATGGACATCTCCAGTGTTGGGATGCTCAGGATCAATTGACGCACGGCCTTGAGGCGCGTCTCCATGCCCAGCAGGAAGGTCGCTGGCACATCTTTCATGATGGTCGTGCCATCAATGACGAGGTCTGCCTTGGCGCGACCATTGGCTTCTTCAAGCTGCAAGAGCGCGTCGTAGTGGCGACCAACTGATTTGAAAGCGTGTTCCAGCTTGTCGGCGACAGTTGAGACCATCTGCTTCTCTTCGACAGTATTTTCGCCTTCGCGTGAGCTCTCAAAGAAAGCAACTGTCTTGCTGTGGCCGCGGAAATGATCTGCCTTCTTTACGAAAACAATCTCAGTTTCCTTGGTGATCGCGGCTGCGGAGTTTGTGGTATCCGCCATAACCGCCAAGAGTTCATGAAGTTTTGCCATATTGGTTTCCTAAGTTGGTTTATTCTGATACACTATAGTACGCCGCGAGGTAATAAAAGACTAGCGGTATTTGTCCTAGCGGAGGCTGTCCTTGACTCTTTGCACCCGCTCCTCGTAAAACTCCACAGCCCAAGGAACTTCTGCGCCTGCGTATAGACGCTGACCCTTGCCAGTATGGCCAACGTGGATTTCATCGTCCTTTGGGTAAGGACGACGCGACGCTCCCACGAAGTCACACAAACGATCCCAGTTCTGCTCCTTGGTAACACTTGTACCAATGGGAAGATACAGAATAGGAGTGCCTAGAGTCTCTGCTATCTTGCAAAAACCAATGAAATTAGCCATCATTAGTAACATGGGATTGTAGAGATCAAACCCAGAGTACTCCATATCCTTGGACATCAGAGACTTGTGTGGGTCACGGAGGGGAACGACCAAAGACCGCTCCACTTGCCGTGGGTTGGTGATACGGTGAAACTGTGCATAGCGAGACTCACCTTCTTGCCACGGCTGATCAGGGCGATACAGAATGCGAACATCTGACTGAGTGTAGCCAAGGTTCGCAATCTGAGCCATAGTCGTACGAGTCCCGCTCGCCATGATGCTAAATAGTCCGAAGTTATTCATAGGAGTTTCCCTTCCAGCTTAAAGAAGCCGTTCATTGTGCTACCGTGCCAGTTCCACGTTTAGCTCTCTTGGCCTGCTGTTCTTTCATCTCTGAACGCAAACGCTTCCACATGCGACGGTCCTCAGCGCGGAGAACCTGACGGCTCTTCTTTGGGTTCTGCACGATCTTGCCGCGCTTCCGTTGGGTAGCTTCCCGTTTCGCGGCCAGAGCAACACCTTTCCCAGCGGCGGATTTGTAGGTGAACTTGATACCCCAGTTGTTGAGGATAAGCCGTTCGGCCAGTGTCATGTTCGCAGAGATTACACGCGGGTTCTTGGCTACGCGCTTCTTCTTGCGGTTTTTCACAACACGCTTTATCGTCTCAATAAGTTTCATATCTGTCTCCTTAGAACAGGGTTGGTTGATCCATATCATCGAGGTCACGGAAGCCTAAGAATACAGGAAACCTTGGCGCGTCTTTCACGCCGATTTCAAAGTATTTGTACTTCGCAATCTTGCCGATAAGCTCTTCTTTATTTTGCCACAGACTTAGACGCTGAGCCGCGTCAAAACCAGTGCCGACTCGGACAACTTCACTCGGCCATTTTTCGCCGAGCTTCACTTCAATGGCACCGAGGGTTCCTTTGCCAATAAGACCATCTTTGTGACCAGAGTGTTCCAAATGTCCAAGATTATTGTAAGTTCCTGGATTGGAGTTATGCATCTCCTCATGAACGGCTACAATGACACCTTCGTCATCGGTCCATTTCTTGACCTTGATCAGCTCACCTTTTGTTGGCGTGGCGCGGCCTTTCTTGTAAAGACCATCACGTCTCCGAAGTATCACACCTTCGTGACCAGCCTCCAGTTTACGTCTTTGATACTCTTCAAGCATTTGCATGTCTGACAGTAAAGAATTACTTACCAACTGAACCCAGCTAGGAAACGAGGACATTCTATCAATAAGATGACCATAGCGATAGTCATAGTCACCATCAATGTTCCAAATGTCAAACACCTGCAAGGTCGCATTCTGGATATCGTCGTTATTATAAGACATCACTGCTGAACTGGTGCGGCGATAGCAATCTGGGGAAGTGGCATCTCCAACGATAACTTCGGCATCAAGTCCTTGCAGAATATCCCGCAACTTCCGAACTTGAAATTGGAGCTCTTCGTTGCGTACTGGCTTCAAGCTGCGAGTGTAGAGATACCCATCGTCACCGACAAGTGTGCGGATGCCGTCCAGCTTCGGCTGCGCCCAGTATGGGAACATCTGGGAATTCTTTGCTTCATCCCACTTACTTGCGAGCATAGGTTTCAAAACGACATATCCTTCTGTAGACGACCGTGGACTGAAACAACATCTGGATTGCGTGTCCATGAGTTCCACTTGATGACTTTACCGTTATCCAGAACGAGCATCACTTCCGATGGAAACTCGCCCATGCCAGCGCCTCCTCCAGAGCGGTGTTCTCTGTAAGTGACAGTCCGACGGATCCCGTCGTCAATTATTTCTGATGGAACTGGAATATCTCTGGCTTGAGAATACATGAGACTTGATAAAGCTGGCATTGTTTTCACCTTGTTTGTTTAGAAAATGTTTTCACCAAAGGTACTCCTGACAGTTTGCAGCAACGAGCCCTCTTCCTCGAGTGTGCAATCTTTGGTTTCAAACATGATGCGGCCACTTTCCCAATTACGGTCGGCCTCTTCCTTGGTAATAGGACTATTGAAAACTAGCAAGCTGCTGTCATAGTCGACGTTGCCGGAAGCGGGCCAAGGAATTAGATGTATTGTGCTTTTCACAGGATACCCAACTCTAAGGCAACCTTGTAGGCCAGAACAGCCCCTGATCCAAGCAGGACGCCTTCTGTGAACTTGTCCCATATTTTAGCGAAATATTTTAACATTCTACCTCCAGAAAGTTTCTCACGATCCTAATACGTGCGCGAGCCGCGCAAAATTTTTGCCTTACACTGTTTATACAGTTTGAGACTTACTCTGACAAATACTACCTATCCAGCGGGTATAGGTATTTATCCAACGCCTCCGGAGGCGTCCGGAGAGCCTATGTGGTGCGCTTGGACGTGCTGCCTGCACTGGCACCCAGCCAACGCCATCCAACGCGTCCAGAGAGGTCCTAAAAAGCATTATCATCTGGCTGATCAAGGTCCAACTGCGCAGGCTCTTCCCATTCTACCGAACCATGCTCTTTCGCCCACGCTTCTCTACACTGATCAAGTGTGCCGAAATCGTAGAACATAGCCCGACGAGCTTCTCTTCTAGAATTTCCGAAACCATCGTCTACGTCTACACCTGTTCTGCGACGCACCTTGTTCAGATGAGGCACCATCCTGGATAGGAACCGACCAAGAGCAGTTTCGTTACCGCGACGGTTCATCCTCCAGAGTTCCATGTATTTTATGAAATCCGCCGCCACGCTTGTCGTTTGGGCATATCTCTCCCACTCAGCATCTGTCTCAAAAATACGACCATCTTGTAACTTGAGGAACCACCACTCTTCGTTGTAATCCATTGACAGCAATTTCTGTTCCTGCAACGCATCAGTCTGTGGAACATTACGCACTTCAAAATTAGATATATCAATAGATTGCAGATAGTACAGCAGAGCTTCGTACCCACCGTTTTCCATTTGATCATTGAGTTTCCCAAAGAATTTGGCGTCTTGCTTGTTACCTTCGCCCATCTGGAGCATAAAGTAACGACGCTCGTCGCCTGTTGCCCTGATAACGTGGGCATCGTTGGAAGCCATGATCATGTGGATGAAGTTGGGTGTGTCCTCGACATCGTAGCCCTTCTTCTCAATGTTTAGTGTGTCCTCTGTAACAATACGCTTGAGAACGCTTTCGTGTTGCTTATCTCCTGCAAAGAATGCCTCGTCTGCAAACAGACAAACACAATCTTGTAGGTGAGCGTTGAAGTTGCCGACCAAGTGTTTCGCATTGGCGATGTGCATGAAGTGTCGCCCAAAGAGACGACCAAACGTCCTCGCGAACCAGCCTTTACCAGTACCTTTGCCGCCCTGTAGAACGATAGAGACTTCACCAGCTGAGGCAGGCTGTTGAACTGCCCGCGCCATCCAGCAGATTATGTACTCATAATGTTCTTCGTTGCCACGACACACGTTCTCCCTGATGTGTTGGAGATACAAGCCACACTCTCCAGGAATAGCATCGTAAGCGAACCCGCGCCACAGATTGTAGACACCCTCTTGCTCAATCAAAGGCATGAAACGCATGGTATCATACTGCCGACGCATTGGGTGGTTCAGCCAGTATTTGCCGAGCGGCTCGGTGACAGCGGCTCCGTCTTTGGTTTGACCAACCTGCACTCGCTTGTTCATGTACCGTTGATTGATACTTTCAAAGCTGGACATCGTCAGCTTGGTGCGGTTGAATGTCTGACCATTGTGCAGCTTGAGGTGATCGTCTATCTCCTCGATCACAGCGCACTTCCCGCCGATGTTACCAATCACAGCATGTCGGTCGTTCATTTGTAGAAGGTGTGGGTCTTCACTATATTGCTTGGCGCGTGAGATTTGCCTGCGAGCATACCGATCGGCCTGAGATTTTAGTTCCAACACAGAAGCAGAGATACCCCAGTCCGGATCAGTAAGGAGAGAATAGATAACAGCATCCGGCACGTTGCAGCGAGCCAGCCCACAGACGCAGTCGAAAACCCAAGCTGAGCGGGAGTTGTCGCCCTGCTTCGGCTGTTCTGGGTGAAACCCTTGGGCAATAATAATCTTGACCCTGTCAGGCACGGACCACTCGTCCAACTCCGACAGTTCCATGATCCTATCAATGTTGCCGACATCAATATCCACATCGTGTACTTTACCACCGTCCATCATGGAGCCAGAAGTTTGGACCCCTGCTGACTTCTTGAACTCTGATATGTCGTACACATTTTTAGGATTGTGGAAAAGCAGCTTGGCTTCTACCTCAGTCCTGCCCTTTTTGCGCTTCTGTGGGTTGGGAATGTTGATAGTCCCAGGAAGACGAGCGATGCGATCTACGTTGAAACAGTGATCGCCTCCGAACACCTGCTCCAGCCGCTTGTTGTAGAGTTCGAAGTCTTCCCACTTGGCTTCCGTACCACTGATAGGAAACGGTTCTTTTAGTTTCCAAAAGCCCCAGTATCCGTTACCAGAGAATACGATCATGGTTGGCTCAGGAATACCTTTCGGTAAGTTCTGAGTCAGCTGAGACAATATCATAGTGCGGTCGTTTTCTAGACCTTCTGCATCAGTTGCGTTGCTGTCAATATCAACATGCAGCCAGAGACCATTAGAGATATCGGTTTTGCTGGGCTTTGTGCTGATATCTGATCTAGCTTCGTTGACCAAGAAGTATAGGTTGCGAACACCGTTCTCTTGTTCAACAAATGTGTACGCAGACTGCTCGTCTGTAAATGTGCGGAACGTTACCTGCTTGCGATCTGGGGCAATAGCACCCAAGGTCCACGGCCCACCCTTCTTGAATAGCTGAAGGAAGTCGACTGATTTATCGCTATTACCTTTCATTCTTCGGACCAATACTTGACAAGAGTTTCAGGGTTTGCTTTGCCTTGCTCCATGAGATTGTACCAGTAGCGAGATACCTCAGCTTGCTCTGCACATTGTGGAATTGTCCACCCAGAGCGGCGTCGCATGATAAAGCATATCTCGTACGAAAATAAATCGCTAAGGTGTGGCATTTCTTTGAGTGGTGTGTTCTCAACGCCGAGCTCAAGCTTTTCATAAAGATACCTGCTGACACCGATAACATAAGGGGCCTCTCGTTGATTGTAGCCCTCTCTGCGACGCCATAGCAGTAGATGCTCGCCAACAGTTAGATCTGATACGGTGATTTCAGGAATTCGCACAGTTCCTGTTGAGGTAGGGATTTCTCGAATACCTTCAACGCCCAGCGATACATCTGTGGTCGTGTCATGTTGTCCCATAGATTTTCTTCCTTGATGGTTCGTCCTGAGAAAAAGAACCATGATGTGCTGACCTTTGCCATGACGAGAGCAATACCACCCGCCCGCTCTCTGCGATATAGCCAGACTTGTTGTTCTTTGCTTAGAGGGTGTGCGAATTTCACAGGGTTGGTGTCGCATCCTTTGGGCCATGCTTTCATAGCCTTGCACTCTATCCATCCATGTGTGTAGTTGACGTCCGGTATGCCGAGACCAGTTAGTGGTGATTCTATAGAGCAGGCATCTAAAGAGGAGGCCCTTTTGACAAGGGTTCCTTTCGCACTATTCTCAGACATGAAATACTCCGGACGCTAGGGTTGGCTTTTATCTTACCCCAAGGGGCA